ATTACTGACGCTAGACTTATTATTGAATACTTAGGAGCATAATGCCTGCACGTAATACTTATGTAAAAACTGCTAGTGGTTGGGAACAAATTGCCACCACTATCCAAGCGGTTCCGCAAGGCCTCGTGCCCATCGTTCCAACATCGGTCGTAAACGGTTCGTTCACTGGAGACGGTGTCGTTTCATTCGCGAGTGCTGGAAGCGTAAGCTTGAACGGCGTGTTCACTTCGGCGTTCACGAACTACATCATCACTTACAACCTTATCTCTGGAAGTTCCGACGCCGCAGTTCAGATACGGTTCAGGGCGAGCGGCACGGATGATTCCGCAACTTCGTATGTGACATCTTATCAAGAGTCAACGGCTGGGGGCGCGTTCACTGCGTCTGGAGGAACAACAAGCAGTATCCGTGTGGGTCGAATGTCGACAACTGGCGCTGGTGGTGAGATTCAAGTTTTTGCACCACAACTTTCAACCACGCGAAGTCGAGCGGTTGCTAGGTCTATGGATAGCACCCACTTCGCTCAAGGCGGAGGAACTTGGAACGCTAACAAGACCCACGATGGTGTGACGCTAATCCTTAGTGGTATTACTGGGACAGGCACTTTGCAGGTCTTCGGGTATTCAAAGGGCGGACTAACACAGCCTCAGACCATCCAACCGTACGCAATGTCCGCTGGAACCGCTACGGCAGTCGGTACTGGTGGAACAACCGCAAGCGCAACCGTGACCTTTCCTACTGGTCGGTTTAGCGTAGCCCCGATAGTAACTGCATCGTTTACACAGGGAAGTATCTTTATCGCAAACGCAAACACCGCAACATCAACGGGCGTAACTATTGTTCTCCGTGACCGTAACGACGCTGCAATAACGGGTTCTTACAGCGTGGCTTGGCAAGCAATTCAAATGACCTCCGCAAGCGGAAGTGGATAGGATAAAACAATGGATGAAATGGAATTTCAAGAGTACATGGTTACGTGCCACACCCAAAGTTGTAGCAACGGTAACACCCCCATCCTTGTAATGGCTCCTGTCATTGCTCCCACGGTTGTATGCGGAGTGTGCACCGTCGAAATAACCGACGTGGTAGTGGCTTCTGAATGGGTGCCTCCCATTGAAGAACAAGTAAGCCCTGAAGAAACCGCGTAAATAAGCGACAATAGATAAAGAGACTTAGGAGACAATCATGGTAGCTAGTTACCCCGTATCTGCACCCGTTTTGCCCGCAACGCAGGTTGACGGAACGAGTACCGTAAACGCAGAAGACGTAAACCTTGTGTACGATGAGCTTGCGGCAGTTGCGACTACTTTGGGCGTGGCCCCCGCAACGCGAAGTGCTGCTTGGGGCAGCAACTCGTACAACACAGGTACTTTAACGTTTGGAACTGTTGGTGCTCGCATCAAAAATGTTGAAGACGGAGTTCAGGTAATTACGGCATCCGCACTTACCACCGTAGGAAACAAGACTGTTACCGTTGCCAGTGACGCAAACGTCAGCCTTGCGCTCAAAGCTAAGTCTGGTCAGACAGGGAACTTGTTTGAAACTCGATTGAGCGACAATACTCTTGTGACAGAAATCAACGCGTCAGGCTACATTGTAGCTATTGACGGCGGCACTGCCTAGGAGTAATTCGTGGCTAAATACGGCGGGTTTCTGTACTACCCTAGCGGGAATGCTCTAGCAAAAGTCTACGGTGGCGCTGCGCTTCCTTCGCTCTCGGTTGAGCCGTTTACCGCGCTCACTGTCGATTACGACCAAGTTGAACTTTCATGGGTCAATCCTGTGGGGGACTTTCGTAGGTTTAGGCTTCTGCGGAGTCAAGAAGGAATCCCCGACACAGAAGAAGACGGGCTGATTCTTTACGACAGTGCAACTGTTCCGTCTTTCACAACGTTTACCGACAACGGCACTCTTCAGTCGGGAAACGTCGTCCCCATTATTCGCGGACGGCACGTGTACTACAGCATCTGGCTGTGGCTCGGGGAAGATGAGTTTAACCGCTGGTATTTAGTGGGAAATGTGTACACCACAATGCCTACTTCTCACCCTGTTATCACGGGAACTGGAACAGAGTCCACCACCCACACTAGGTTGATGGAAAGTCTTCCAAAGATTTTAACTAGCAGTGATTTAAACGCGCTAGGAACCACGGACTACGAGTCTGATTTAGCAAAGTTCCTCCAAGGGTTTTCGTTTACGACGGACCAGCTGCTCACTCTTACTGACTTGTTGCTTCCTAACAGCAGTTTTATAAATCTTACCCCTGAGCTTCTTAACGCCTATGCGGGAAACTTGGGAGTAGAGCCAGAAAACAGGCTTTCAACAAAGTATCAGCGAAAGCTTGTTCGTAACGCACTGCTGCTGTACGCAGAAAAGGGCACAAGTTCTTCTCTTAACGGATTCGTAGAGTCCCTGACTGGGTACTCAACAGACATAGTTTTGTCTCCTAACTTAATGCTTAGCGCTCAAGACTCTACTTTTTACAAGGGAGTGGGAAACTGGGTTGCGGGAGCAAACTGTGCAATTACGTCGGTGGTTGGAACACCACCAGATGTGGGTGAGGCAACTACCTCTGAACTTCGTTACCGCGTAGATTCAAACTACATTGGTCAGGTGATTACCAGTGCGGCAGACGCGGTAGTGACAAACGGTGCGGCAAATGTTCGCACCAAAGGAATTCCTGTCATTGGCGATACTCTTTACGTTTTTTCGTTTTACCAAAAAACAGTAGCAACTACTCCCACTCTGACGCTCGGTGTTTCGTGGTACGACTACACGGGGAACATCATTGGCACTCAAGTAACGGGAACTGGTACGGGAACCGCTGCGTGGACCAAACTCTCTTCGGCTGAGTTGCTTTCTCCGACTAACGCTGTGTATGCGGTTGTGTCCATAAAGTTTAGCGCGGCTAATACTTACTTCATTGACATGATTCAGTTTGCAGAATCTTCGGTTGTAGAAACTTCTGAGGCGCGAGGAGTGGGCGTTGTTTTATCTCCCACCAAACAAAACCTTATTCTTAATCCTTCTGTAGAAGACAACACAACTGGCTGGACGGGTACAAACACCACTCTAACAACCGCTTTGCTTGGAACCCCAATTAGTGGAGTTCCGACAGGTCTGGACTACTTGGTATCCACGGCGTCCTCGGCGGCAAACGTTGTAATCGCAACGACCTCGCCTGCGGCAACGGTTAACCCTGGCGATTACACCTTCTCTGCGTATTTAAAATCAGCCACTTCCCCAACCGCGGGCTACAACGTAACCATTGAAGCGTATAACTCAACCCCGTATTCAAACTATGTGGCAGTCCCTACTCCCACAGGTGCGTCTACTGGTTGGTCTTACGCCGCGGGGACTGGTGGGACCTTTACCACTACATACCCGTCTTCTGGTGGCCCGCCCGATAACGCAACTAATGTTTCCCTTGCGTTTTCTGCAACACCTACTAGCGGTGACGTTAGCGTAGCGGTCTCTTCGGCAGGAATTGCCCCGACGCTTGTTGCCGACACCGAATACGCCTTTAAGATATGGGTGCGGACATCTCGCACCGCCACTCTTTTCCCTGTAATTACGTGGACTGGCGCGGACGAAGAAACGGGTGATGACGTAGTAATCGCGGCAAACACGTGGACACAAGTTCAGTTTACAACTACAGCTCCCAGTGAAGCAACCGACGTAGGTGTTGCACTTGTCTTCGCGGTGAGCGACAACAGTTTTGCAAGTGGTGACACAATCAAAGTTGCAAAAGCGGAATTTGGCCCAGTAACGTACATAAGTACAACTAACTGGGACCCGTCGGATAATGTATGGGAAAGATTCGCCGCCACTGTGTCGGTTCCTTCCTCGGCAGTAATTCCCGACGCCATGTCGTTTAAAACAACGATTTCGTATGTTGCTACCGCCGCTACTGTTGGCCTTGACGGTGCGCAGTTAGAGTACGGAAACCACGCTACGGACTATTTTGACGGGTCGTCGTACAACGCTAACTGGAATGGTGGCGACACCGCTGCGGGTGCCGCGTACTCCCACATGTACGGAAGTCGTGATTCCAAAATTGCTCGTCTTGGGCAAGAACTTGTAAACTATCTACCGCTCGGCACACCTTACTACGTAGAAACCACTGAGGGCGTTGAGTTTATAGGAACATTTAAGGGGTACGCATAGTAGACTGCGGGAATGGACACATTACTCGTAGTACTTCTCGTCTCTTTCGCAGTTGCATTTACAACTGAACTTCTTTCCTTTATCTTTGGATTGATTCCTTTTCTGAACCAGGTTAGTGTCGCTATGTTGACATTACCTGTGTCTGTGGTCTACCATAGCATTCTCGGTACAACGTACCCAGACATAGTGATTGAGTCGACGGCAACGGCGTTCTTGGCGCTTGTTCTTGGTGTTATTGTTGAACGAGTAAATACTGAACCAATTGAAATACGGAGGGGGAAGCGTGGATAAGGAAGACCGACTTCGCGAACTTATCGCGGAATGGGCACCAGAAGCAACTGACTTGGAGCGGGACGCTTTGGTGTTTATGTTTCTGAACAACATTGACGCCGTAAAGAATTACTTTGAGGGGCCTAAGACAGAGTGAGTATTCCTGAGGAGATTTTTTCTCTTCCGCTAAGACACTCTGAACTCAAGACCTTTGTAGCCATCTATCGCACTAGCGTGGATGGTGTTTCAGACATCTCTACGGAAGAACTTAAGAGCCAAACAGGCTACAGCACTGAGACACTCAGGCGGGCTTTTCGCGCGCTCGAATCCCATGGGGTAATTGTGACTGAGCGTACCAAAAAGAGCTACAGCCACGTCTACAGCAACAGGTACTCGAACAATCGGTACCACGTCAAGTTGTGGTCCTCAGTTGTGGGGTCCTCATCTGATACAGGTAGTAGTAACTACAACACAGTAGGGAAAACAGTAGGGAAAGAAGATACTGCGTATCTTCTTATGCCGCAAGCGGCAGAAACGGAGGCTGGTGCAATGGTGGGATGGAAGAACGAAGACGATGACTCGGTAGGTGGCTTCGGGCTCTTCGAGGAAGAGGTCGAGGAGAAGGTCGCGTCGAAGGTCAAGCCACCGAGCAAACGAGACCCGCGGACTCGCGGTCGCAGACCTATCGAAGACTGGACCGTGTACGATGTTGCCTCAGAGTTTTCCTTCAGGCTGGGCCGAAAGTTCCCGTACAGTCCTGGGCTGGTAAACGTCCAAGCCATCAGTGGCGCGCTCCGCCAATGGCGAAACGCACACGGAATCACTCCCACGGTTGAGGTTGAGATTATGAACTCCTTCTTTGCCGATGACAGGAACTACCTTGGTGCCGACAAGAACCCCGAACAAGTTCACAAGTGGTACTTGAGAATGTTCAAGACTGAAATGGCGGACACCCTGATTAACTTCGGCATACACGCCGATGCAGACCCCGATTCGACAAAGCCCGAAGAGTTCGTATATGCTTCAGACGGAAAGCGTTTTGACAACTCAAACTTTGGACGACGCGAACGCGACCGTTACGAATCATCTTTGGAGGGGTAATGACTTACAACATTGGGGAACTCAGTCCGATGAAGCGACACTGGATTAGCAAGAGTTCTAACATTCCCACGCGCTTCTGGGGCTTTGAGCCGAGCGACATCGTCCGTGACAAAGGTTCTTTTCCTGACGACATCTACGACTGGATGAAGACCCTGCAGGAAGGGCTGTGTATCAAGCACCCTGGCGGACTTGGGACTACAGGCCGAGGACTGCTGTTTGACGGCAAGCCAGGAATGGGAAAGACTACCCACGCGGTAACGACCCTCATGGAGATTGTCCGCTACCTCCCCGACGAGGATGACGAGTGTCGCAAACTTCTTCACTACTCGATGCAGGACTTCACCCACAACGCTCGACCCGTGTATTACCTGACCATGACAGACCTTTTGTGGAAAAAGAAGAGCGCATGGGACGCTGAGGGCGAGGAACAAAAGCGTCTTGTTTCCGAAATGGAAGGCTTTCACGGTAGGTCCCGAGATGATAGACTGAACGTAAGAGTTCTTGTTCTTGATGACCTTGGCAAAGAGTACGGTTCGGAATACGATAAGTTTTCGTTTGATGAAATCCTTCGCTCACGCTACGACCAGGGACTCCCCACGATTATTACCACCAACACCCCGCGCGAAAACTGGAAGACAAAGTACGGCGAAGTTATGGCAAGCTTTGCGTTCGAGGCGTTCAAGCGGGTATCCCTCACTGGCTCAGATTTGAGGGCATAACGATGAGAGGAACGGACATGGCGGATTGGCTTACCATCCAGATGTTCGTCTCAGACGACGGCGTGTGTGAGGTTCTCGGGAACCATGACGATTACCGCAAGATGCGATGCACCTGCGCCGCGTGGAATCCTTTTGCAAAATGTAAGCACGTTAGGCACATGCGGAAGACAATGGAAGACAACGGGGGAGTACTGAACGTGTCTATCCCCGAGACTGCTACTGAAGAAGAGATTGACGCCGCGATGGATAGCGCATCCAACTTTCGCGCACTGCTAATTAAGTACAGCAAGATTGAGTACATTCCGTGATTGGTGGAGACATCTCCAACTCCACGCCTCCGCGAATTATTGTTGTTGCGGATGTAGTTGTAGAATCAATCGTTACCGATAACAGCGATGTTCCCGCCCTCAAGAAGTTCTTTACTCGAGCACCTGAGGCCAAGAAGATTATTAAATGGAACAACATGGCTCTCTCTCACTTGTGGCGAGTTGCGGACAGGTACGGATTGTCGGTAGAGTTAGTGGCGTACGCAGACGAGGACTGGACGCAGAAAGACCTCGACAACTTGATGGCGAAACTAGACGCAAGGGGCGGCAACCCGTTTAACTACGCACAGATTTACGATGATTTCCACGAGCTGGTAGGGGAACTCCCATACCGTGGTAATCTGAAAGCAGTAATCGACCAACCTGGTGGAGTTGCTCGCTACGGGTCCTACGGACTCGAACTACAAAATCTTTAGATACAATTAACACTGGAGGGGAATCCAAATGGCGCACGACAACGAGTATCGGCTAGTAAGCAAGGTAGTTACTGACCGCAACATCATTCCTGTCATGGAGGCAGGAGTTAAAGACGAGTGGATTGTCGATGACGACCTCCGCCGTGTATGGAAGTTTGTTCGTGACCACTACGCACGGTACAGCGAGGTTCCGACCTACACCACGGTCAAGGACAACTACCCTAACTTCCAGGCGCTCAAGGTCGAAGACACAATTGACTATCTCATCGACCAGATGGTGTCATTCCGACGGAAGACCCTCACGCTCCAGGGCGCAGAGCAAATCATTGAGAAGCTTCAGACCAACGACCACGAGTCAGCCATCAACGCCATGGGCAAGACCATTCAGTTGGTCAACGAGCAGGGTGTCCAAGGAACCACTCACATCGACATTTCTAAAGATGCAGACAAGTTTTGGGAAGAGTACGAGCGAGTTCAGAACTCAGAGTTTCTCGGTATCCCTACTGGGTTTGAGAAGATTGATGAAGCAACTGCTGGACTCCAGGGCGGTCAGCTGATTACCTTTATTGCCCCACCAAAAACTGGTAAGTCCCAGATTGCACTTCAGATGGCAATCAACGTTCACGAAATTGGCAAGGTTCCGATGTTCCAATCCTTTGAGATGAACAACCACGAGCAGAGCCAACGCCACAGCGCCATGCGCTCCCACATTTCGCACACCAATCTTCGCCGTGGAAAGCTCAAGTCCGCAGAAGAAGACCGTTTCGTCGAGATGATTGACCGCATGAAGACTATGCAACCCTTCCACCTGGTTGACGCCATTAACGGTCTTACGGTCGATTCTTTGGTTGCCAAAGCCGAGCAGTTGAAGCCCGATATTCTCTTTGTAGACGGCGTATACTTGATGATGGACCAAGTTACTGGGGAAGCGAACACGCCCCAAGCACTGACAAATATCACGCGAGCGTTGAAGCGCGTTGCCCAAAGACTTGACATCCCCGTAGTAATTACCACCCAGACCCTTTTGTGGAAAATGAAGGGTGGCAAAGTGTCGGCAGATTCGATTGGTTACTCCTCCTCGTTCTTCCAGGACTCCGACGTTATTTTGGGACTTGAGCCTGTAGAAGACGACGAGTCAATCCGTGTCCTCAAGGTAGTCCAGTCGCGTAACTGTCCCCCTTCCCAAACATCTATTACGTGGGGCTGGGACACGGGGTGTTTCCACGACGAGACAAAGCAGTCCGCCTGTAAGTTCTGCGTACCCTGGACGCCCTAATGTACGACATCGAAACGGTCCTTGCGGAACTCGAGATTAGCTTTGATGTCCGTAATAACGAGGCGTTGGCGCTGTGCCCCATGCACAGAGCGCGCACAGGAGCCGCTGACCACTCGCCGTCGTGGTGGATTAACCTTGATACAGGGGCGCACATGTGCTTCTCCTGCCACTACAAGGGCAGTATTCTCCAACTTATTTGTGACATCAAAGACTTTTTTACAGACACTTGGGGAGTAAAAGAGCACGACTACGAGTCCGCAAAAGCCTGGCTCGCAAATGTTTCTGAGATTACTCCCGAGAAGTTGGCAATGGCGCTAGCCAAGATTCCTCGTCAACACGAAGAGTACGTACGCCCACTGGAGATGTCAGAAGCCCGTCTTGCCGTGTTCGTTAGCCCACCTCAGGAACACCTTGAGCAAAGGAAGATTACACATGAATCCGCGAAAGCCTACGAGATACTCTGGGACGCAACAAAAGAGTGCTGGGTACTCCCTCTCCGAAACCCCCAAACGGGAAAGCTCCTTGGGTGGCAAGAAAAAGGAACAATCAACCGCTCGTTCTTCAACCGTCCGACAGGACTCAAGAAGTCCTCGACGCTTTTCGGGTACACAACTCTCGTCGATGGTGACGTTGTTGTGGTTGAGTCTCCTCTTGATTGCGCTCGTCTGCGCAGCGCTGGAGTTAGCAACGTTGTAGCCATCTGTGGGTCAACCATCAGCGAGGACCAGTTCAAACTTATTCGGTATGCCGACCGTGTCATTGCCGCGTTTGACAACCCCAAGATAGACAACGCGGGTAAGTCGGCCTCGCAAGATATTCGTAAACTCGCTAGTAAATACGGTGTAAACCTCCTCTTTTTCAACTATGGTGAAACTGGGAAGAAAGACCCTGGCGACCTTACCGAGGACGAGATTGCGTGGGGACTTTCCAACGCACAATCGGCACTAATCGGTGAGAAAGCGTATGTTTAAAGGAACACTAAAACCGTACCAAGTAGAAGCGGTCGACAAGATGGTCGACAAAAAACAAGTTCTTGTTGCCTACCAGATGGGTCTTGGCAAAACGCCAATGACAATCGCCGCTATCGAGGCGCTTCGAAAGAACAACGAGATTACAGAGACAGTTCTGATTCTTTGTTTAGCGAGCCTAAAGTATCAGTGGCAAAAAGAGATTGAGAAGTTTACTGGATACGAATCTTTGGTGATTGACGGTTCTCCCAAAGTGCGTAAAGACCAGTATGACCGTGCAAAACAATACCGTTACATCATCATGAACTACGAGCAAGTGGTGAACGACTGGGACTTCATCAAAGACGAAGTATTCAGCGCCATCATCTGTGACGAAGCAACCGCCATCAAGGGATTCCGCGCTAAGCGTGCCAAGAAGGTAAAGGAACTCGCCAAGAAGATTCCCGTTCGATATGCCCTCACGGGTACACCAATTGAGAACGGACGTCCAGAAGAAATCTTTTCTATCATGCAGTTTGTTAATCCAACCATCCTGGGTCGCTTTGATTTATTCGACAAGACGTTCATCGTCCGCAATCACTTTGGGGGAGTACAGCGATACCGCAATCTAGAGACGTTGCACAAAGCCTTGACAGAACACTCTGTCCGTAAGGCACAGACCGACGACGACGTAAAGCCGTATCTACCCGACGCAATCTACCGTGAACCACTGTTAGTTCCTGTAGATGCAAAGACCAAGAAGTTGTACAACCACATTGCAACTGACCTTCTTGACCTTCTAACGCAGGCATCTTCTTTATTTGGAAGTGGGTTCAGCCTCCAGGCGCACTACGGTCAGGGCCAACAGATGGGCGACCCCGCCAGCGAAATGCGTGGGCACATCATGTCCCGAATCACAGCCTTACGGATGCTTTGCTCAAATCCTAAACTCCTTACGGATAGCTACGCTAACTTTGCCAAGATGGAAGGTAAGGGAAGTGCATACGCTCATCAGCTCGGTGAGGCAGGACTTCTAGAGGGACTCACTAAGACGCCTAAGTTAGATGCAACTATTGGTTACCTCATGGAACACCTGGACATTGACCCAAGCTACAAGGCAGTGATTTTTTCTAGTTACCTTGGTTCTGTTGACCAGTTACAGCAGCGCATCGCCGCAAAGGGCATTGACTCAGTTATCTACACGGGCGAAATGAACGCGTTGCAGAAGGAAGCCAACAAGACGTTGTTTAAGACTGACCCCGATACTCGCGTTATCATCTCGTCGGATGCAGGCGGATACGGCGTGGACTTGCCTGAAGGTAATCTACTCATCAACTACGACCAGCCGTGGTCGAGTGGACTAAGCATGCAGCGCAACGGGCGAATCAACCGCGCAAGTAGTGAATGGGAAACAATTACTATTCAAGACATTCTTATTCGCGATTCGATAGAACAGCGACAACATGATATGCTGAAGCAGAAGGTGGCAGTCGCTAACGCAGTTCTCGACGGAAGTGGTATCAACGAGAAGGGCGGAGTTGACCTCACCGTAGGAAGTCTGATAAGCTTTCTAACACCAAGAATATAGGAGGGGCAGTATGGGTAAGGTACGGGTTTCATTCGAAGCTACATTCACCGATGGCGACTCAAACCTCGTGACTACTGACAAGCGATTTGTTCGCAAGGTCTTGAACAAGCGGTTTAAGACTATGCCAGAAATCATCGGGTTTATTCGCGTGCTGGAAGAAGAAGATTGGCAGAAACAACTTGAGGAGGACGAAGACTAATGGCTAATGTCACTGATGAAGGACCCCGCGAGTTTGCAAACCCTGACCAGTTTGACTCGCAGGTTCGCGAATACGCGCAGGTACGAGACAGCATGACTGTTCTCGAAGCACGCAAGAAAGAACTTCACGGCAAGCTCATGAGCAAGCTGGAAGAAGACGGTATCGAAGACGAGGGTGGAAACATTGTCCTTGAACTTCCCGACGCTATCGCAGGCATCACGGCACTCGTAAAGACTCGCCGTGTCAGCCGCAAGGTAGACCTCGAACGCGCCCTTGAGATTGTGAAAGAGCACGGACTTGAGGACGACCTCATCGAGATGGTTCCTCAGTTGGTAGAAGACGCCGTCATGGCGAAACTCTACGAAGGAGAACTGAACGAAAACGAAGTTGACCAGATGTACCCACAGACGGTCACGTGGGCATTGAACACCAAGAAGTAATTCATGGTAGGAATGCGCAGCGAAGCCGAAATCCTCAAAGCCTTTGAGGGTCTCGACACGCGCCCTGGTTCACGACACGCCCGAGTTGCAACGAGTTCTGTTGCAGAGAAGAAGCGTGCTAAAGTTCTGGGAGAAGGAAGTGGTTGGGATGAAAATCCCATCATCAAATCTGTACGAGGAGTAGAGACCGAATTGTTCACCATCAGTGCTTTGGCACAGGCGTTGGAGAAGGAAGTCGTTACGATTCGGTACTGGGAGAAGAAGGGCCATATCCCTGGCGCTCCCTTCAGACTTCGTTCCAAGATAATTAACGGTAACAAGGTCAACGGCAATCGGGTGTATACTCGGGAACTGATTGAAATTGCTATCGAAGAATTTCAAGAACGAGGTCTGCTAGGTTCCGCTCGTGTAGACTGGAACCGAAACAGCGACTTGACATCTGCTATTGTTAGCAAGTGGCAAGAAGCCCTCAAATAACTAAATACACCGATTCATCCAAAGAGTGCGAAAGCCTCATAACCAATAAGGAGACCAGCCGATGGTCAATGCGCCTACTGTAGACGCTTCCAACTACACGGACGACGAGTTCGTTGTAGACTCCCCCGACGCATCACCCAAGCACGGAACTTCGGTTCAGGCTGGCTGGGGTGCTGCCGCTGACAAGCTGACCGTGAAGAATTCGGAATACCCGAATGACTTCAAGTTCTCGGACAAGCCTCAGCTCGTTCGTTTCCTCGAAGACGCTCCGTTTGCTGTTTACCAGCAGCACTGGATTGAGCGTGAAGGCAAGAAGTCTTTTGTCTGCCTCGAGGACGAGTGCCCCTTGTGCATCATTTCTGGTGACAAGCCCCGTGGACGCTTTGCGTTCAACGTTCTCGTCCTTTCGGAAGAGACCCCTACCGTCCAGATTCTGACGGCTCCCCCGACGTTTGCCCGTATGCTTCGTTCTGCGAACGAGGACGAGCGCCGTGGACCCCTGACGAAGTACTACTGGGCTATCTCTCGCGAGGGAACTGGTCCTCAGACCACGTTCAACCTTGAGCGCGTCCGTGCGACCGACCTCGCTGAAGAGTGGGAGATGGACGCTGAGTCCATCGACGAATTCGCGGCGACTGCTGTCAAGTACGACGCTTCGACCGTCTACGTCAGCCCGAAGGACGAGATGACCACTATCGCTCGTTCGCTCATCAACGCGTAGTAGGTCCCACTCACAAGAGCGGGAGGTTGGTACCCCTCCGACCTCCCGCTCTTATCTTTGGGGAACAGGGGAAACAAAGGAACCATGAACGTCATAACGACTCAGGACCAACTCGACGAGTTCATCCGCGCCTACAGCAATGTGGGTGCATTTGCGTTTGACGTGGAAACTATTGGGGAGAACCGTCTGTACCCCATCATCAACGACGTGTGCTGGATTTCTTTTGCGACCGAGGGTCGTGTAGATGTGATTCCGATGGGTCACCCCAACGGTTCTTTTGAGGGATGGAAGAAGCCCCTTTTGCTCGACGGTCAGCGACGCCTTGCTGCGGGCAAAGACATCCTTGAGTCGCACTACTCAAAGGACCAGCGTAAGTGGGTACCTAAGTTTGGCGAAGCACCCGAACAACTTACTCCTGGACAAGTCTTCTCTGCTATTAAGCCCATCATGTTTGGACCAGCGCTAAAGATTGGTCACAACCTTAAGTTCGACCTTAAGTCCGTAGCCAAGTACTTCGGTAAGACCATCCCTGCTGGACCATACTTTGACACGCTTATGGCGGCGTTCATTGTTGACAACCGTAACCGTCTCGGTCTGAAACTCAAGGACTGCGTCAAGCGAGAACTGGGAATCGAAGTTGCTAAGGGAATTGGTGAGAACGTAGCCGAGCACTCGTTTGAGGATGTTGCTGAGTACTCTGGCATCGACGCGGATGTAACGTACAAATTGTACAAAAAGCTCAACGAGAAGATTGTTGGACGACTTCGCAAGGTATGGAAGTTGGAGATGGATTGCCTGCCCGCCCTGTGCGACATGGAACTTGCGGGAGCACCCATTGACCAAGCACAGCTGGACATCATCGCCGCCCAGATTGAAGAAGACAAGATTAAAGCAGAAGGAAACGTCTACCGTATTGCGGGCAAGGCGTTTAGCATCAACAGTGTTCCTGTTAAGCAGGAACTCTTGTTTGGTGGAGCAAAGCCACGCATTATTCCTAACACTAAGATTCCTACCACTCTTACCCCTAAAGGTAAAGACGCAAAGATGCGTGGGGAAGAGTTGAGCCACATCCACTACTCATGCGCCGCGGATGCTCTGGAGTTCTACCGCGAGAAAGACGACTTGGTCGCAGCACTTCTGGAGTACCAGGACCTCAACAAGCTGATGACTACTTATGTCACGCCGTACAAGGGCGGAGATGTCAAGCGCGTTACTAACGGTAAAGAACGAATTATCCAAAAGGCAAGTCTTCTCATCAACGGTCGCGTGCACACGAACTTCAAGGCACACGGCGCAGAGACTGGGCGTCTGTCGTCGAGTGAGCCAAACCTGCAGAACATCCCGTCGTCGGGAGACTACGGCAAGTTGATTCGTAACTTGTTCGTTGCTCCTCCTGGGTACAAGTTGGTTGTTGCTGACTACTCGCAGATTGAGCCTCGCGTTATCGCCGCGTTCAGTGGTGACCCGATTCTCATGAACAACTACCTGAGTGGCGGAGATATCTACACAACTATTGGTGACACCATGGGTGTAGACCGCAAGGCGGGCAAGGTTCTCGTTCTCGCCATCTCGTATGGCGTAGGCCCCGACAAGATTGCGTCAAGCATTGGGTGTACCCTCAAAGAGGCCAAGGACCTGATGTCCGCATTTGAGCAGAAGTTTTCCACCATTCCTCGGTACAAGTCGCGCGTCATCCGACAGGCCAAGGACGGTAATGGTATTCCGTTTGTTGAGACTATCTTTGGTCGTCGTCGTTACTTGCCCGACCTCCGAAGCACCGACCGTGGTCTGATGTCTCGGGCAGAACGACAGGCATTTAATACGGTAATCCAGGGAAGTGCCGCGGACATCATGAAGTTGGCTATCGTCCGTGCACACTCCTGCTTCATCGACGAGCCTGACATCAATGTCCTCCTTACCGTCCACGACGAACTGGTGACGGTTTGTCCTGAGGACCGAGTGGACGAGACCGTGGAAGCAATTCGTGTATCGATGGAAGGAATTACGATTAAGGAAATGACTGTGCCCCTCATTGCGGGAATCGAAGTTGTAGACAAGTGGGGAGAGGCAAAGTAATGTTCTGGAAGAAGAAGCCCAAAGTCAAAACGATAGAAATCCTGTCCCACATACGGGAGTTCCTTTACGACTCTCAGTTTAAAGAGGCCGATGCCCTCGCCGTTATTCTTGGCGCTCCAATTATTAGCGAAGAACTTATGGACAAAGAGTTTGAGCAAAGCGATTTGCGCATTGAAGAAATTGCACATTTGATTCCTATTGTTCACTCGTACGCACACCTTCTCGCGGGTGCAATGATTACTTTGGAAAAGAAAGCGTCCGAGACCGAGAACGATGAGCACCCCGAAGAGTTCTGGGAAATGATGCGGACACTCCTTGAGCAGATTTCCATGTCGCTAACAATTGGTGTAGTATCTCAATTAAACCAGTTAGACCTTATCAAAGTGAAGGCACCATGAAAATTAGTTCAGCAGACGTAGCCGCGGCAACGATGGCGGTTACTCTAAACAAGGTTCTCTCCTTTATTGAAGAGCCCTGCAATCGATTGGACTTCGACGACTTTGAACGAGGAGAAGCCGCTATGGCAGCTCAAATATTTTGGATTATCAACGACAACTTAGGAGATGGGAAGGTGTACGGTGCAGAACACAACTAAAGGACGTCTTTTGATTGCTGTCCTTGTCATTACTAGCGGACTTCTTGGTGGGGCATTGGGCGCACATCTTGGTCGCAATGAATTCGAGATATTTCTTTTTGCCGCAGGTTTTGGGTTTCTTGCGTATATCTCCCTCGTGTCTTTGGTAATCATCATGATGTACACCGCACTGAAAGCAATGAAAAGGATGAACAATGAGTAGTAGTGCAGACTGGTTTGCGCGCAAACTGCAGGGCGCACCGCCCGCAGTGCAGCAGGGGCGACCTGAAGTGTCCCCTCCCATGCCCGCTACACAGCAGCCGATGGCGGAGATGCCCCAACAGTTCCAGCAGTCAAATGACCCCTCCAGACTTGCTCAGAGCGCCTCTCAGACCGCCTCCTGCCCCGACTGTAACTCGGGCAACTACTTCGCGTTCCAGAACTCACAAGCGCGCTGTTACGATTGCGGATACCCCATCCAACAGCAGGGAAGCAAGTACGGAAGCCTCTCAACCGCCCACGTCGAGGGGGCAACCGCAACCGCTCTTGGAAACAACACCGCCAACAACTACAACCCACAAGGTATTATCGGAAGGATTCAGTAATGAATAGCCCAGAAAAAACACCAGAATACGACAAGGCGTTTCTTGACGGATACAACTCCGCTCTTGACGACTTCCTAAATGATGAAGCCAACAGCCCGTTAGTTGTCCAGGCCCGTGAATGGTACGAGAAGAAGGCCCGCCGTGCTAACAGCTGAACTTAAAACTATTGTTGCTAAGCTCAACAAGAAGATGGGTTACGACGCTGTTGTAATCGGTTCCAGTATCCGTGAGGGGCTTGTCTCGCGCCACACTACAGGCTCCACAACGTTTGACTACGTACTCGGCGGAGGATTTCCCGCTAACCAATGGAACGAACTTATTGGGGAAGCATCGCACGGTAAGACCGCAGTAGCACTCAAGTGCATCGCGGCAAACCAACAGCGTGACCCAAACTTTGTGACCGTCTGGATTGCTGCGGAGCAGTGGGTCCCCGAGTACGCAGCGATGTGTGGCGTTGACGCGTCCCGCGTCTTTGTGGTGGAGACCAACATCATGGAGGAGGCATACCAGGCGGTCCTTGAATTCGCGGAAAGCAAGCAGGTAGACGCTATCGTACTTGACTCACTCCCTGCGTTAATCCCTGGTCCCGAGAACGAAAAAGACATGGACGAAATAACTGTTGGTCGCGGAGCAATGCTTACCAACAAGTTTTTCCGAAAGGCAGGCGCGGCAATGAAGCGTAGCCTTACAGAAGAAGAACGCCCGATTCTTGGAATCGTCATTAACCAGTACCGCATGAAGATTGGTGTCATGCACGGAGACCCACGAACTACCCCTGGTGGAGAGGGCAAGAACTACGCGTTCTTCACTCGTTGCGAGGTTCGCCGTGATGAATGGATTGAGTCTGGGTCTGGAGCCAACAAGGTACGCGTCGGACAGCGCATCAAGATTCGCACGCTCAAGAACAAGACCGCACCGCCTCAACAGGTCGCTTACGTAGACTTCTACTTCAAGGACCACAGCATCTACGAGGCAGGAGACTATGACACCGCGAAAGAGGTTGCGGCAATGTCGGTAGTTCTTGGAATTGTGGACCGCAAGGGCGGTTGGATTTACCACGGAGAACGCAAGTGGAACGGTAACGAAGCGTTTACACAAAGCCTGCGCGAAGAGTTTGACTTGTTTGAAGAACTTCGTGACCAGGTTCTTACCCACCAGGTATCGTTCCTGGAACCTAGCGAGGAGAGCACGGATGAGTAACTTCAACATCAACGACACCGAATGGGCGCAAGAACTCGAACAAGGTCTCGAAGAATACATGCAGGGACTCTACGAGGCGCTTGACGCCGAAAACAATGACGAGGGAGTAGGTCCCGTAACTTTGTCGGGACAACCTTTCTGCGGTTGTGAAACATGTATTACCCGCGAAATGCTTTGGTACGCTACCCCCATCATTCTGCAAGGTCAGAAGGACGGGGCGGTGGAACTTGAAGTCTGAAGGACAGAAGCAGTCACAGAAACACGAGAAGCGACTAGCTAAAGAGGTTGGTGGAGCAACTACCGCTGCTTCGGGAGCGTTCTGGTCGCGGAAGGGCGATGTACGCAATGGCGACCTCCTCATTGAGCACAAGTGGACTGGGAAGAAAACCAAGACCATTAGCTCAGCAGAACTCAAGAAAATTACTAACGAAGCGATTATGGACGGTCGCCTTCCTGTATTTGGGATTCATCTTGACGGAGTTGATTACGTTATTCTTCTTGAGACAGATTTCCTAGAAATGTGGCGAGACCGTGTTTCTTAGTGAGCATACCTGGATGGAAAAAGCCGCGTGCAGCGGAGTTAACATCGGAGTCTTTGGCAAGGGGACAGACCTGTTCTTTCCCCCACGCGACAAAGAACTGTACAAAAAGATTTCAACAGAAGGAAAGAAGTACTGTTTTGGGGACGAGGAAACAGGTCGACCTCCCTGCCCCGTTAGAAACGAGTGCCTCTGGTTTGCAGTAGAGCTAGATGAGCAACACGGCATCTGGGGCGGTTTGTCACATCGCGAAAGAAATGCTAGAGTTAGAAAGTGGCACAGAGACCACCGACATGAGATGACTTTGAAAGAGTACATGCTCAACCTTCAGGAGGGGAAAAATGGTAGTTCAGTCGAAAGACTTGAAAAACTTTCTTGACGCTAAGAAACGTCCGACACGATTGCTTGGGGACATAGACCGTTTCCTCATCATGCAACCCGCGGGAGACCGTAGCACCACGGTGTTGCACCCTTCCGAAATCACCAAGAAGGACTGGTGTAAGCGTTCCTCGTGGTTCCTCCTTCAAGGTGCGCCCAAGAAGCAAGACAAGCACCCCTTCAAACTTCAGTCAATCTTTGACACGGGACACGCTCTTCACGCTAAGTGGCAGAAGTACTTCCAAGACATGGGAGTACTACACGGTCGTTTCAGCTGCCTTGCGTGTGACCACATTACTTTTGGGACTTCTCCCGAGGCGTGTGAATCGTGCGGGGCTCCTTCGCGCAAACTTGTGTATGACGAGGTCACTCTGTTTGACAACGACCTCCGCATCAAAGGCCACACCGATGGTTGGGTCAAGGGAATTGGTGAAGACACCTTGATTGAGATTAAGACTGTCGGACCTGGAACTCTTCGTATGGAAGCTCCGTCCCTGATGCAGGAGGCAGACGGAAACTTCCTCAAAGCATTCAGCAATGTGAACCGACCCTTTGGTCCGCACGTACTTCAGGGGCAGGTGTACCTTGAGTTGATGAAGCGCATGGGTCACGATGTAAACGAGATTACGTTTATCTACGAACTTAAAGCGGACCAGTCAATGAAAGAGTTTAGCGTCAAGGCAGACTACGAACTTGTTCGCCACGTGTTTGAAGGCGCTGCGCGTGTCGTTGAAGCAATCGAGTCTGGCGAGGTGCTAGACTGTAGCAACAACCCTGGGGGCACCTGCTCTCAGTGTGATTCTTACAAAGAAGGGGATATCTAATGCAGGAGACATCAAAGGCCGCAGAACGCAGCCTGAACAAGAAGACCATTGAGGTGGTCCGACAGAACATCTACATGATTCTCAAGTCCAAGCCGATGGTTGACTGGGACATGATTGACAAGTACCGCACTCGTAAGCGTGCACCCAAGGCATCGACCAGCGGTCTTCGTAGCCGTCGTGCGGAACTCGTGCGCATGGGCCTTGTAAAAGACAGCGGAAAGCGCGCCAAGCTTCGTTCGGGCCGCTACGCCATTGTGTGGGAAGCGGTGAAGAAGTAATGGAACACGACCACGACCACGCAGGAGAATCAATCTGGCAAGTAGCCTGGGAAATCTTTAGTGACCCAGGCCACATTCTTGCAGAGTTGGGGTGGACAATCATTCAGGACGGGTTGTTCGTAGCTGTACTGTACGGAATTGTCTTCAAGAAGATGATTCTTCCCAAGTTGCGCAAAGACATCCACCGCGAAATTGACGAAGAACACGGAATCGAGCACTAATGAGCGTTATCAGCACCATTGCCTCTGACTGGGGACTGGACTTTACCAAACCTGACCTTGAACAGGTCCAGATGCCTGCTGATATCACGATGTTGTCGTCCGAGCAGTTAGCCGAGAAGTTTACTCAGCTGACTGCTTGGGCGGACTACATTGCTTCACAACTTGCTGTTGCACAGATTGAAGAACGAGCAGCACAACGCTCGCTGGATGTTGCCGAGAACAAGCTTCTTGTTAAGTTGATGGCCTCAGCAGGTCGCGGAGACCGCATTACCTTGGTAAAAGCGCAGGTATCCGTGGATGATACGGTTCTTGCACTTGCTCAGACCGCCGAAGAAAAGTACGCTTACCGCAAACTTGTTGAGATGATGCTCAACAACCACGAGCGGGACCTGCAGTTGGTCAGCCGTGAAATCACTCGTCGCACCAATGACCAGCGTGCAAACCGAAAGGACTACGGAATCTAATGGGATTTACTGAAGATGAGTTTTACCGAACCCCCATGGGGAAAAATGACGAAGAGTGGGTACAAGACTTCCTTTCGGGCAGGTTCCTCAATAAAGGTAAGCCCGTAGAGCGGTCTGAAGACGAGCAGTTTCGTGCAATTTCTGGTGAGTACTACGAGTACCTCCACAACATTCTTGCCGAGAAGCAACAGGATTACGGTCCCCTGAACATCGCCCTTGCTCCTGGAGGGCCCCTCAACGGTCTTCTCGTGCGCATGAACGATAAGTTGCAGAGACTCATTAACTTGACATATAACCCTACGGGCAAGCCCAACAACGAGGCTATCGCGGATTCTTACGCAGACCTCGCCAACTACTGTGTTATTTCCATGATGGTTTTGGACGGGGTGTGGAAGGGAGTTCCTGAGGAGTATCTCCCGTGAAGGAATTCTATCGCCTGACCGTCCAGGAAGAAGCCCTTGCAGCCCGCGTAGGGTGGGAACGCCAACTCCCAATGCTTGGTCAGCCCGAACGTAACCGCAATTACAGTGAAGGTGACATCTGGGAAGCGTGGCAGCACATGATTTGTGCAGCTTCTGAGATTGCCGCAGCGCGTATGCTGGGGATGGACAACTTCGAGCCCCACGCCAATACTTTCAAGACTAAACTCGACATCCCTGGGTATGAAGTTCGATACTCGTTTACTAAAAAGGGGCGGTCAGAGGGCGAAAAGTGGTCTTTGAGATTTAATCCCAAAGTAGATGACCCTAACCAGGTGTACATCCTTATTGCGGGCGGACCCGAGACCAAGAACCGACGCGATGAGACCACTAACTACGAAGGTCCCGCTTTCTTTTCTCTCGGATGGATGCGGGGAAGTGACTGTTTTACGGATGAGTTCGTAGCTCCTTACGGACAGAACAACTATTCTGTTCCCTGCGACAAGCTCAACCCCATGTCAACACTCCCCATCATGGAAGACTCAAAATGAGCCCCAGAAAATGTTCTTTTGACGGATGTGAACGGCGGTTTTATTCGCAAGACCTTTGCCAAGCACACTATCAACAGTCGAAGCGCATAGGAGAGGTAACTGAGTTGTCCAGTAACCGCACAAAAGACACGAAAACATGTGTAGAAGAAAACTGTGCAGAAAACGTTTACTTTAGTCGCCTTTGCACCGAGCACCACTCCGTCAAACAAGCGGATAGCCCATGCTCATTTGATGGGTGTGACCGAATTGCCACGTCTAAATCCCTGTGTAAAACACACTACGGACAATTAAACGCAGGCAAAGACCTTACTCCAATACGTAAGTATGACTCGTCACAGCCGTACGTCACCAAGGCTGGGTATGTTCTTATCTCAATGAATGGAGAGCAGATTACCGAGCACCGACTTGTTATGGAACAACATCTTGGTCGTCCCCTTAAGTCAGGCGAGAATGTTCACCACAAGAACCGCCGACGTGATGATAATCGTATTGAAAACCTGGAACTATGGTCTCAGCATCAACCGCGCGGAGCTCGAGTAGAGGATTTGCTAGAAGACGCTGTTTACGTTCTTTCCACTTACGGAGAACAATACTGGGGAAAGGATGATAGTGCCCCCGAAGATGAGTAACCCCAAGGTATTTGGAAAAGCGTTAGCACGCGGGACTAAGGTAGCGGTAGGGATTGACCAGTCGTTAACTGGTTTTGCGGTATCCGTAATCAATCTAGATAATCCAACGGACCATTTAACTTTGGTCTATAAAAGCCCGTACAACGGAGTTCAGCGCCTGTCGGATATCCAACAGTTTTTGCACAGTGAAATTACATCTCTTATGGACGACGGATGCAAAATAGCTGACATTGCTATGGAAGGAACTGTTTTAGCCAGCCACGCAGCCCTAGTTCTCGGAGAATTATCTGCCACAGTAAAGCTTGAGTTGTTTTTCTCTTTTGCTGGACACGCAAAGCACTTGCGAACCCCGCTGCTAGTTCCTCCCATGACCCTGAAGAAGTACGCTACGGGCAAGGGAACCTCCAAGAAGCAGGAGATGCTCATGCAGATTTACAAGCGTTGGCACGTAGAGTTTAATGACGACAACGCCGCGGATGCCTACGCCCTTGCCCGATTAGCGGGAGGAATAGCAATAGACGCCATTGAAAAGGCAGTTGTAGAGCAAATCAAAGACCCAAAGTTCAGGGATACAATCCTTTAGATACCCCTGTACCATTGGTTATGAGGCGGGCGGACCCCTAATAATAAGGAATACCCCTCGTGACTAACATCGAAACACCAGCAGAAGAACAGTTTCTCCGCGTAAGCGCGAGTTCTAATCCACAATCCGTTGCATCCGCAATTGCACACGCAGTCTACGATACTCGCTCAGTCAAACTGCGCGCAGTAGGCGCGGGAGCGGTAAACCAATCGGTAAAGGCCATTGCCATTGCCCGTGGTTACGTCGCTCCCCGAGGTTTTGACCTCAGTTGCGTACCTGGATTTACAACGATTGATTCACGCGAAGGCGAGATTAGCGCCATCGTGTTCACCGTGACATCCAGCTAAATTACACGTACTCTAGAAGTAAGAGTAAGGAGTTCCCAATGGCAAATTGGGCAAGTATTGGTCACGGGATGCGCCGCCGTATGGGTGCACCGTCGAGCCACCATGAAGCGGCAGGAGCCAACATGACACGTCAGCACTACACCTCAGACGAAGCCTACGAGCTTGCCTCGCAGCAGTCCTCTTCGCGTATCCCCATGGGTGACGACGCGTACATGGGTTCTGGTCAGAACGATGAGTTCAGCCCCGAGCAGTTCCAAGGAACTCTCGTCCCCAAGCAAAGCACGCAGTCGATGGACCCCACCGCAGGTGGTAAGGCCAACCGCGTAAACATTGAGCGAATCGGTGCAACGTACCGTGTTACTGCTGGTGTTGCAGGTCTGGTTGACCCCACATTCGGTCCCACGCAGTCCAGCGGACGCATTGTTCCCTCGGTCCACGGTCGTAACACCATGGACTTCCAGAGCGCTGAGGAAAGCTCCTACCTCTAAGGAGTAACCATGGGACTCTTGTCCTTCCAGCACCAGACTGGTCAGCAGTACTTGGGTAAAGCAATGAACTCGGGTATCGACGTTCCTGGCGGCGGCGGTTACAACGACGCAACTAGCGCAACTCTTCAGGACGACCGACCTTTAGCCCTGTCAGCAACGACAATGGGTTCATTTGGAGCAGGAACTTCTTGGCGAAGCAAGCACATTGGTCTAAAAGGTATTCAAAAGGGTAACGTCGGTTCGACAATTAACTTTAATACTAATCAAGTTGACCCGAACGTAAGGTAAGCAGATGCCCGCAAACTTTCCCGACATGTTCCAAGGAGCACAGTTTGGTCGCGATGGAAACGTTCCCTTTGCAGCCCAGGGAGCTCAGTACTACGCAAATATCCACATGGGTCAAGTTCGCGACGCCGAAGATATCCGTCGCTCCGTAGTCAACATTCACCAAGCCAAAGACATCAGCCGCGCCTACCAGGCAGCGCCAACGTATCAGCCTGAAGCCGAACAACACTGGCGTAAACTTGCCGAGGAAACAAAGCACCAGTTTGACTTTCTTACAGGTTCCGAGCGCCGCGGAGGACTTGGGGTAGACGTTGAGGTCCACCCCAATGACCCGTATGTTAAGTTCTCGGGAGCACCTGACCCCCACGGTATGATGGTTGACCTTAACCAGAACCGCCGAGTAAAGGTTCTTGCTACCGCCACAACGGGAAGCCACCCGTTCTTATCAAACGACGAGAACGACATGTTTCGCGCAATTCACGATGTGTTTGGTCACGCAGCAACAGGACGCCCATTTGACCCGCACGGCGAAGAAGCAGCCTACCGCAGCCACGCCTCGATGTTTTCTCCTGAAGCCCGCATCGCAATGGCGGCAGAAACTCGCGGTCAAAACTCTGTCAACAACTTTGGCGGTCTTCCTCGTGGCGAATATGCCGAGCAAAAGGTCGCAATTATTCCTAACATTAACGACGTTATGCCAATCACTAACCCGCACCAATTCAACGTGGCGCAGGTACAGGCACGACGGTCGATGCGGTATGCCTTCGGAAGGAGCTAGCCCATGACGGGAATGTCTCCTTCACAGAACTGGCAATCCCTTGGCGGTAACGGTTTCAACGGTTACAACAACCAAGGTGGATTCGGTGGTCCAGTAGCGCGTGGTGAACTTGACGGTATCCGTATGGGTATTGGAAGCGTGCCTTCCGCCGAGTACCCTGACGGATACCTCGGAACCATGCGCAGCCGCCGCGATGACCGCCTGTTGGACAGCATCAAGAATCGTGTCGGACAGAAGTCGTACCAGCGCGGTGTCCACAAGGGTGAGCGTGTTGAGGCGTCTGCATACTTTTGGTCACCTGACTTTAACTCTCAGAGTGGTATCAAGCGCCAGATGAAGTCTAAGTTGGTCAATGTAAACGGTGTTAACGTCTGGATGCAACCCCGTAGCGCACCTCGTATCGACCTTGTGCCCGCACCTCACCTTGTCAACGACGGTAAGGCGAACACTGTGGCAAACAGTCCCGCAGAGTTTAACGTGCAGCGTGCCAGCCACATGGCGTACCTCAAGCCTGTTTGGGGATAGCCATGGCGTACATTTCTACCGACGTTTTTGCACAAAAGCTTACTGACAAAGGCAAAAAAGTATGGGCTCCCGAGATTGCTGCTGAAGCGTTTCCTTCCCATGTCGAAAACATCATCCGTAAGAGTGAGGCAGCTACGCCTGCCGACCGTAAACACGGAGAAATGTGGTATCGAGACGCTCACATCCAGTCTTTTGCTGTCGGACAGGGAAACATTGAACGGGGAGCGGGAATTATTGCCGCATTATCGCCGCGTGCCCCGTGGGATGACAACATCGCCGCCGCTCGCCGTCTCTCTCAAACAGGGGAATCCTGGGAAAAGCACACTTTGCACGCGCAAGACAAGGGTCAGGTTGCTGTCCAAAACGCCAAAGCACTTCGAATTCTTGCGGGTGAGCATCCGTTAGACGTTCTCGGAGGCATGAAAGAGCGTTCTTTTTACCACAATATTCTTGACCCAGAGAACCCAGAGCACATTACTATTGACAAGCACGCCCACGATATTGCTATGGGAATCCCGCAAGGAGTCCGCCGCACCATTCCAGAACTTGGATTAGGTGCTAAGGGTCGATACCAGCACTTTTCCGACGCGTACCGCGCTGCTGCGGACGCGTCTGGATTTGTTATCCCGAACGTCCTTCAAGCAACCACGTGGGTCGCCCACCGAGAGGGTCGATAATGCCACAGTCAGTTGATGGAGTATACGACTACACCAAGCCATGGCGTGGTACAGAGCCGTCAGACGTCGTACAAAAGCGGTGGACGTACGCTGGTCCGTGGGCGTCTAACGAAGAACGCCTTACACAGCAAGCAATTGCGGTAGGAACGCTGACCGCTTCACAGATTCAGGAGATGGTTCGCCCCAATCTCCCACAGATTCGGTTGTTTCCCGACCGATTTGGGTACGGAGACCGTACTCAACCCACAATCGAGGATGTTGTATCCGCAGACCGCGTGTACATGGAGCCTCGAGTTTCTTGGTACTCAGGCGGAGTTGGAGACTTCTCTGGTTCCAGCCGCAATAGTTTGCAGGATATCTAATGAACCCAGTCCCAAATCGCGCCCCGAAGTACGTTCCAGTTCGTAATGAAGAACTTCACCGTGCCATGCTAGAATTGAGGCAGGGCAGCCGTACATCCCCACAGGATACGGACAAAAATCGTAACAACAGAACGCGCAAAGCATCAAAGCGCTCTGCGATTAAAGAAAGCATGGATAGCTGATGAAGAAGATTTTAGGAGCACGTCTCGACACTGTTGTCGACCCAGTAAATGATTCGGACTGGTTTGGACAGGAAGAACGTGAGTCGTACCCTATGTCGTCGGAACTTCACGCAGGAATGGCCCAGTACATCGGTGCTCTTCGCGCAGAGTGGTCAAACCCTAACAACGGTGCTTACGTTGCTGCCCAGCATGACCTTCGTTCTGCTGACACATCTGTTCGCGCAAGCGTAGAGGCCCACGCCAAGGGAGACTTCCATCTAGCGACTCAGCACCTCGAAGCCGCCGCGCTTCGTATTGAGTCCGCAGACTCTAAAGCCAACGCTGAAAGCCCCGCACTTCGCGGAGTTGAGCCAATCCACGCTGTAGTAGCGGCGTACAAGCACAAGGTCAAGGACTACATCTAATGGACCTCGATGGCGGCGGATACACTCTCGACTTACAGGCACAGAAAATAGCAGAAAATGCTATCCTGTATAGAGGTTCTGCCCCATGCCCCATGTGCGGAATCATCATGGACCCAGTGAAATACATGTACAGCCGTGGGTTGTGCGAACCCTGCGATAACGACCGCAGGACCAAGCGGTTGAAAGGACGAATCGTCTAATGGTTAAGACAGCAGTCGGAGGCATGGAGCCCGAAGACCCGCGCATGCACCCAAACGCCGAGGCATACCTAAAGCGCAACACAGTTGACCGACGTTTTGGTCGTACAGGGATGAACGTTGAGCGCGTGTACCCTAGCGGTGCATACCGCATTGGGCACAATGATGCGCCCTACGAGTCAAACAAAGATTACTACGGTTACCCCAAGCGCGAGGCAATGGACGTCCACGCCAAGTACCTCCGCAACAAGTACCCTCGAGGTGAATACTGATGAACGAACACCACCAAGATATGATTGACCTCGCCAATGATGTCGATGATATTGCAGAGCGACAGGACCTTGACCAGCCCATTCGCGGTCAGTTCCGTAAAGCCAACAGCGACGCAATGGGTGCAATCTTTGACTCGCACGACCACCACGAGAATGGGAATACGCAAGCCGCCCATGCAGGTCTTCTTGTCGCTGCTCGACACGTTATTAACTCCGCAAAGCTGGTTGAAGGTGCTGCAGGATACCGCATCCCCGAGCTTGCAGGTATAAAGAACAACGCTGAAATTTACGCAAACCAATACAAGAATGCATTTAGGAGCTAATCATGGCAGTAAACACATCACGTTCAATGAACGCGGGCCTCAAAGAAGGTTCGACAGACGGCAAGTACCGCAAGGCTCGCCCCGATACTGAGGTCGGAGACACCCTCGGTAACGAGAAGACCCTCGACAACAAGCAGACACTTCACCCGTTCTACGGATACGGGTTCGCTACATCGGAATACCCCGATGAAGCAAAAGTAAACCCTGGTAAGTAAGGACTACAATCATGGCAGAGAAGAAGCCCGCGGCTAAGAAGCCCGCAGCAAAAGCGCCCGCTAAGAAGCCCGCAGCAGCACCCGCTGCTCCTGCCAAGACGCCTCTTCGCGCCTCAGAGACCCGCACATCGGGTCAATTTGACGCCTCTGGTGTTGAGTTAAGCAATGCCGATGCAGGCAAGATTGCTGGAGAAGTTATTCTTCGACCAGCGGGAGCTACTCGTGGCGGAAAAACAAAGGCAGCAAATCAAAAACTAGACCTACCTTCCCGCCCAATTGGTTCTGTCCGAACCGTTGGAGGTCAACGAGTTAAACTGGTCAAAGGCGAAGGTGTAGACACCAAAGAACTGGCAAAGTTTTCTGCCGAAACTGACGCCGCCATTGCCGCGAAGAAACTTGCTGACCGTACCCGCAAGGGAGCCTCAGCCACAATCGACGCCCCCGCACCCCGTAAGTTCAAGACGGGACGAGTTGCCAAAGCCAGTGCCGTTAAAGAAACTGCCGCCAAGCGTACTCCTTCTGCCCGTAAAGTTCAGCGCGATGCCCAAGCCGCAGCAGCCGAAGCAGCAACAAGGCCAGTAGAGAAGACCGCCAGTGACTACTTGGGCGCAGCAGAGCGTCAGGTAAAAGAGATTGTCCCCGTATGGCACTCTCCCGCCAGCGACTTGCTCACGCGTTTCTCAAACACGCCTCACACCCGTACAATGAAACTTGTCAGTGCGATTGACGCGAAGATTGGCTACAACGGAGAAAACCTCCCCAGCAGCATCTCTCCTGAGGTTCGCCAAGAAGTGTCCGCACGCATGGCGTCTGTAAAAGAAAGTCACAACCGTGCGTACCACGCAGCCATTACGGGTGACCCCGTAGCATCTCTACAGCGCGCACACGAAGCACACGAGACCCTCCAGAGTGTCGGATACATCTTGAGTCAAGACCCAGAAGCCAACAAGACCCGCGCGCTGTCGGTTGCACGAGACATTGTTGCTCCAATTAAGCAGCACGGGGATATTGTCAAGCGCGCTCTGTCCGACCAAAAGAAGAACATGAGCATCGAGACCACTGACCCTCAGTGGAAAACCGCCGATAGCGTAATGGGACTTCGCAATGAGAAGACCACCGTTAAAGAAGGTCCGTATGCAGGTCTTCGACCAGCAAAAGACTTCCGAACCCCTGACGCACGCAATTCCCGTCGCGGGCACGCCATTTTCCCCACGATTAAAACTTTGGTAACGACTGCTATGAACCACTCAGCAGACCCTCGCGACCAGATGCACGCAGAGAGGCTTCTCCAAACCGCTCGAGGCTTTGGTGGAGCAGTAGAGTCGGGAGACCGTACTGCAGCCGTAAACCTCGGTCAGCAGACCCTGATGCACTTGTCAGCTCTTCACAACAGCGTTCGTAACCAATTGAACTCTCGTTACCCTGCTGGCTACTTGGGAAACCGCGTTGTCAACCTGTACGCAAACACCCTTGCGCAGCACCACGATATTGCTGCTGACCGCATTAAAGAAATCTTGGGAGAAAAGTAATGTCAGAGAACGACGCAAAGCGATTTATTGCTGAAAACACTAGCGACCGCCGCAAGACGACTACCGTTGTTCGAATGATGCGCAACGTTGGCGGTCAAGAACCTTTTACGATGGACCTTTGCCCTTCGTGCGTCGGCATCTACACCAAGTCTGGTGACTTTGACAAATCCGACTCCAGCCACCTTGTGCATGGAGGAACTTGCGAGCACTGTGGAGCGCAAGCGTAGTATAGACTAAACCGTAACACTTACTAGGAGCACAACATGGCAGAAATCCCCCTTATTGGTTCGCGCAATCTTGATGACGGTCCAGTCATCAGACTGCTGTATTGCCTTGTCTGCAAGAGCCTCGAAGAACTCCCTATGCACCACGGACCGTCAGATACCGACACTCTTCTCCAGATTTCTGTTGAGAAGCACGTATTTCCCTCGGGTGACCCGCATACGGGCAAACTCTTTGTCATCCCTGTAAAGATGTGGGCAGAGCCAAAGAACAAGAAGGCTATTATTCAGCAACTCAAGGGCGGTGGCTCAGAGGGGCTTGCGGAGATTGACCCCGATTATTACGACACTAAAATGACGTTTCACGAAGACGCCATGAAGTGCTGGGAAGCGCACAGCCGTCCTGGAGACAAGACTGTTGGTTGTGGAGATTATCAGTCAGAGAGCAAGCGTCTTCTTCCCAACACGGAGAAAGAACGCCGTGACCTTGGGCTTCCCTCCGCAGCCGAGAGCAGCCTCAAAGTGTACCTGTGCCAGTTCTGCCCGTATCAGCAGCGCGTAATTGAAACAAAGCGATTTGAGCAAGGAATGTACAACTAATGGACATGTTTACCGTTTCGCTCAACAACAATCGGGAGTATGTCGTCACAACTACCGAGGCTAGCCTTACGGATGAGGATGTCTTTCACATTCTCCGTCGGATGGTTTTTGACATGGAACAGAAGCGTTTGGCTAAAGAACTTGCGGGCCAGGTAGCTCCTTCAGAAAGTAACGTCGCTAGTCTTATCCGTAAGCGTTTGTCCGACAGAAAAACTAATTCATAACATTTCCACCAGAACAGTGCTAGACTGTACACATGGTTGGTGAAAGTTACTCTACGTCGTATTTCAGTACGCCGTCAAACTCCCTTGACCCCACGTTGTTCGAGGGGCGTAACTTGCGTTCGCCTATTCGGCAGGGAATCATGACCCTCATCAACGACTTTTTAGGGCGCAAGTACCGTCACCCTGAGTTTTGGTCGCACCCGTGGCTCGCTGGCTCTGCTGTATCGTACCAATGGGAAGCCTCTCGGCAACCTGGAGACTTAGATTGTCTCGTAGGTGTCGACTTTGTTCAATTCCGTAAGGCTAATCCAGAGTTTGCTGGGCTGTCCGACAACGAGGTCGCGTACGAAATCAACGACGATTTTCGCAATGGGCTTCAGCCAAAGACTGCTGATTGGAACGGGTTTGAACTTACCTTTTATGTAAACCCAGGTGGGGCAGACATCCGCGACATCAAACCCTACGCCGCATACGATTTAAAATACGATGAATGGACAGTAACTCCTAGCCCGCTGGCTTCTCCCCCCGCCGCCCCTGCTTGGGAAACGTCTGTTAGCGCAGACAAGGCTATGGCGTCGCAGATTGTTGCGCGGTATCTAGCGGCTCTCAATTCAGCGCAAATTTCGACATCTGAAGCAACCCGCCGCAACGCAGAGACCAACATGAAGATGTCTATGGAACAGGCTATCAACATGTTTGAGGACATTCACATGGGTCGCCGCTTGGCGTTCTCTACGGATGGCGAAGGCTATGCAGACTTCCACAACTACCGCTGGCAGGCAGCAAAGCGTGAGGGAATCATCCAGCAACTTAAGCCAATACGCGATAAGGCTATGGATGTCGCCTCACAGACTGCTCAGGAACTCTACGGAGTTGATTTGCCCGATACAACTACCCTCATTCGTCGCGCGGCTTTGTACGGAAAGAGACCGCAGTAACGACTAGGCTTACTTCATGCACATACTCGTAGAACTTAACGGCGTCCTTCGCAATCAAGATGATGCTCCGATTCCTGTCGGACAGATTATGGTTGGAACGCTTAGTGCTTTCCACAAGATTACTATTTTGTCGTTTATGGATGAACGCGGAACAAAGCACTGGCTCGACTCCAACAAGATTGTCGACATGGATGACATCATTGACTCATCCGTAGGGCTTACGGACGAACACCTTACGGAGCGACAAATCAAACTCGCTCGCAGCCGAGGGGCTGTTGACCTGTTCATTACGGGAGACCCGTCAATGTGGGCTTTTGCTTTTGAGATGGGGATTCCCTCGGTTATGATGGGGCAACCGTCTTATCTTCGCCCCGAGTTTCGCCCTGATGCTCCAAAACGCTTGCGGGCATGGAATGACATTGAAGAAGCCATCCGTAAGGAAAACATCAAACGCACTAACGACGCCAGGCTCGTCCGCACAGATGAGGGTTTGAGGTTTGACGGATGATTATCTTTGGTGGAGTAGAGATTCCATCCAACAGGACGCTACTTGAACGCTCTGGTGTACAGAATGTTATGCTCAACTACTGGGGTTTGCGTAAACGCGGGCTTCCTAAAACAAAAGCGTATCTAATTGGTGAGCATTTCCTTACGGACATGAAAGTCTGGGTCGACTCTGGGTCTACACAGGCTGACAAAGCAACCCTATCGCCGCGCGAATTAGCGGAATACGCAGCCGACTATGAAGAGTTTATTGCGCTCAACTACGACCGCATTGAGGGCTTTACAGAGTTTGACTCCACATCGCTGGGGATGCCTGCCGTTATTCAGAATCGAGCTGTGTATGAGAATGACCCGAAGCTGTGGGTAGTATGGAAAGAGTCTTACGGACAGCCTGTCCTACGGATGTGGGCTAACGAGTACTCCAACATCGCTATCCCCCATGAAACAATTGAGTCGGTCACTACTCTGGCTGGGGTGACTCGGGGGCTGGCTCAGACTACTGGGGTTCGCTTCCATGCGCTCGCTACGGCTAAGCCTGATAATTTACGCCAGATACCGTTTAGCACCACCAGCACGCTCTCATGGCTCTCTCCAATGCGCCGAGGAGAGACGATTATCTGGGACGGCAACAAGATTGTCCGTTATCCCAAGAAGATGAAGTCGCAAGCCCGCATTAGATACAAGAGCATTGTCGAAAAGGCTGGGCTGAATTACGAATTGTTTGTGTCGGATGACACCCTAGAAGCAACAAAGGTTGCTATCTGGTCTTACTTACAGTTAGAGAGAACCATGACAGACAACAATGACAACATTACCCCCATCAACAAGAACAAGTTAGTTGACAATAGTGATGACACCCTATACACAGGTTTGATGGAAACAGGGTTGGGGTCTTCTGCTAACAGCGGTGTTGAGATGCGGAAAAAAGAACGGGCTGAGGTAGTCCAAAGAGACCCGCAAGAGGTAGTTGCTATGCCCGTAGTCGGCTACCAGATGAAAACGATTGTTGATTCGGACGGCTCTCACGATGTGCTCAAAGATGTGCCTATCGTACAGTCCACGGCTAGTACTTTACGCCAATGTAATACCTGCTTTGTGGCTTCTAATTGCCCTGCTTTCAAAGAAGATAACACCTGTGCTTTCAGTCTTCCTATCGAGGTAAAGACTCGTGAACAATTACAGGCTTTGAACACGGCTCTCTTAGAGATGCAGGCTCAGAGAGTAATGTTTATGCGGTTTGCAGAGGAACTGAACGGTGGCTACGCCGACCCCAATGTGTCGCAAGAGATAGACCGATACCAGAAGATGTTGAAGAACATCAAGGAGTTAGACGAGTCCAAAGAGTTCATCCAGATTACGGCTCAACGCAACGCAAGTCAGGGCGTGCTTTCCGCTATCTTTGGAGACCGAGCAACGGTACTTCGGGAGATGGAACAGCCTTTGAATGAAGTCGAGACTACTCAAATCATTCGCGATTCCCTGGAATAACCCGCAGCGAAGTTAGTTGATAAGAGCCTACGGATAGGTTTGAATCCTTACGGACAGAAAATCGACAGCCTTACGGATTGAAAAACGGCATAAAAAAACCCCCATGCCATCCCGATTAGGGACAGCATGGGGGTTCTTGTATAGCATGAACGGTTATTTAGTTATAGCGAGTAGGGCGTGTTCTTGTTGTATGAGGGTAGTTTTCTTCCAGCCTCACGGATAGAGACCTCACGGATGGCAAGGGCAACCCTCTCGGATGTTTCTTTGGCTTCCGCAAAGATGCGAAGCCGAGTGTTGGGAGTACGCAACATTGTCTTTCGCTCCTCGGGCGTAGTACCGCCCCAGATGCCCCACTTACGCAGGTCAGAGTCAGCCATGGCTGTCTCCAAGCAGTCAAACGCTATCGGGCATCCAGCGCAGATTCTCTTTGCTTTGTCAATTCCCTCGCGGTCGGTTGGGTCTGGGAAAAACAAGTCAGGGTCGCTGACTATGTTACAAGACGCGAGGTCTTGGTTTTCTGGGGTTAGCATGGCTACTCCTTGTATCCGTGTCGTTTCATTTCGGCTAGGACATTCCGTAGGCTACGGAAGTCCGATGGTGTTGACGGTGCGAACATTACTTCACCGTCAGGGGCAAACATCTTGAAGTGGCACTTCTTGGTAAACTCAATCTGCCAACCCTGTTTCTCCGCCTTGGCGAAGAGGATGCGGAGTTCCTTACTGCTTACCTTGGGCTTACTCATACTCGTCCGATGAAACTGCCTCGGCTTCGGCAATCAGAATAGAACTAAACGCTTCGCCCATAGCCTCTTCGACTGTGCTACGGACAATCCGCCATTCGCTGTCGGACAACTTTCGCCCACCGAGCAGGTCTTCCTCAAACTCCAAACGAGTAAGTTCGTAGTCTAGGCTGAGAGTTTCTTCATCCATTGTGTTTCTCCTTATTGGTTGATGAGGATAGTGATGTAAACGAGAGTCGCGAGGTGGGCAAGTACCGCTCCGAAGAACGCTCCCTGCCATCGGGCTTTGGACTTGTAGATGTTTTTAGTCATCCGTCGTATCCGTAAGAGTAGTCTTCGCCTGTGTGTTGATACTCACAAGCGTTACAGATAGTGACTATCGTTGCGTGGTAACGACCCACTACCTCTGTCCACACAGTACAGTACGCCAAGTCTTCACAACTGGGGCACTCCCACTCTGATTCTTCGGACATCCCCTCGTCTGGGGGGTCGATTGGTGCTTGTACACTCATTGGTTCTCCTTATGGCAGTCGCACACACATTGTGGCGAGTCGGAATGATACGGCGTTTCGACTGGACATCCCTCATGATGACCAGTCATACACCAACCTGTGGGAAGTATGCCCCTACTTTTGGACATCAGCGGTAGTTCCACAGACGAGGCAAGCATCCTCGTAGATAGGGCAGTCCTCTTCGCAGGGTTCACACAACGCCCAACGGACATCCGACAGTTGTTGTCCGTCACGCTGACGGCTATGGATAAACGCATCCACAGCCCATGTACCAAACCCTTGCGAGATAAGGTAGCACAGGTCATCGAGGCTTACCTCGTTGCCCTGCTTGTCGTAGATGACATCCATTCCTTGTGCCATTACTGCACCTCTCCCTCAACGATGACCGCGTAGTACAAGTCGTTTGGGTTGTTTGCCAAGTCAAAGTGACATCCCCACTTTTCGCACATTGACTTTGCGCCAGCGAAAGTCTTGTAATAGTTGTAGTTACGGATAGCGTGACTTTCCTGACGGATGATTACGGCACAGAACTTCTTGTCATCGTCCCATCCCGTGAAATCGTTTTCCGTTCCATCCAACTTCTGAACGGTGTATTTGATTGCCATGTTTATCTCCTCTCGTACTGCCACATTACGGCATTACAGTAGTTATGTACAGCCCCCTCGGTCATTCCTGACTCGTGGCTGTGTTGTAGGTGAACTGGGTAGTCCATGAACTTTGGCGGAAACAAGTTCCAGTTTATGGGCTTATCGGTAATCCGCTTGGGGGCTGTCCAGTCGAGCGTTTCCTCACAGTAGAAACACTTGCCCTGTTGGACACGGATGTATTCCTCACGGACAGCCCTGCGCTCTTGCCAAGTGAGCGTGGTGTAATCGACAGGTAGTTCCATTACTCTGTCTCCATGTCGCAGAAGTAACAGGATGTTCCTTCTCCGTAACATTCGTCTGTCATCTCGTGCATGGTTACTTCTCTTCCAGGATTGAGTAGGTTGCGGTTGTCGCATCGTCTCCGATGTAGTACAACTCAATGTAGTCTTCGACCGCGAGTCGTGCGAGGCTCTCACTCTCTGCCTCAACAGCGTACTCGAAGTCATCCGACAGGGGATACCACCCCTCGGGATACTGGATGTGTACTTGCGCTGTCCAGTTACTCACAGGCGGATGCCCAGTCTTTCGGCTGTCTTCGCCAAGTCCAGATTGTTTCCGCCCTGCTTGGCAACCATGTCAATCAGCCACGACCGTTCATCGAGGCAAGACTGGTGCGCCCAGATGTTGTCATCTTCCATAAAGAAAGTTTCGACATCAGCACTACCGTCATCAAGTTCTCCGAACTCGTAACCGCAGATGTCGCACCATTCTTCTTCGGGCTTGCGTTGGATTTTCTTAGTCATTAGTTCTCCTAGTCTTCGTAAGGGTCGGCGTAGTCAACGGTAAACTCTCCACCATCGTGGCTGAACTCGGACATCTCGCAGTTGCGAGCGATGTCGAGGGCATCATCTCGGTCTTCCGCCTCGACCAACATAGTGTAGTTCTTGATTTCACTTGCGGTGATAAGCCACTTGCTCATTTGGTCTCCTCAACATCAAAGTCCCACTTGTGGGTTCTGGCGTACTGGTCAAAGTCATCGGCAATCCAGCCGTCAAGGCTCTCGTGAGCCTCTTGTGCGCTGTCTGCCTCGACCTCAATCTCGTACAGGCTTGTTCGGGTCGCGGTGATAAGGTACTTGGTCATTCGTCTTTCTCCTCTTCCTCGGGGCGGATGTCAATGGTCTCGTAGTGCCGACCCTCGGTGGTGAGCGATACAACACCCTCGATGTCGTGAGCCTCACCGATGTAGGCAATAGCCTCGTCGGCAAGCATCACGGCATCGCTTTTGCTGGGGGCAGTCACAACAACAGTATGTTCGACTACCTCTTGTACGACAATGGTGTAATCGGTCATTCCATGTCCTCCTTTATCTCGTCTTCGGTCTCAAAGGGAATCAAACGGCTGTTCTCCAACCGCTTGTTCAGGATGATGACGATGTTGCCGTCAGACTCCTCGTCAATCATGTAGTGCGGTGCGTATTTAGCCACCTCGGTGAGCAGGTCGCTCAATAATGGTTGCTTGTCCATTAGAACCTTTCTTCCAACGCGCTGGCGTTGGGGTTGTCGTAGTAGAACTTCATTACACAGGTGTCGCACAAGTCAAAGATGTGACTGTGGATAGTTGCCCCACAATCGGGGCATTGGTAGTGCTCGGTCAGCATGACACTCCTTACGGACGGGCTATGGATAAGTTCGTCCGTAAGACAGGGATGCTCGCCGCCGACATTCTCACGCTTGCTTCGAGCATGATACTTGCTACGGATACTCGAAGTACATCAGCAATCGACTCAATAATCTCTTCCGATGTGGATGTGACTCCGCGCTCGGTGTCGGAGATAGTGGCGATAGAGATGTACCCAAAGTTAGATACATCCGTGAGGGTCAATCCGTGAGACTGTCTAATCTCACGGATGACCTGTCCTACATAGTCGCGGAACTTCACTTGTTTTCCTCGAACTCGCGCTGTTGCTGTTCGAGGTTTGCCTGACCCATGGCGGTGATGAGGTCGGTCAGCGAACCAATCGACTTGTCAAACTCACCCCATGAGTCGAACTTGATTTCTATGGTCATGTTATTCCCCTTATTTTGTCCAGATGTAATCGTACTGCGTAGGTGCGACACCGTTGTCTTCTTCCCAGTCAAACTGACTATACCACTCGTACTTCTTAGTGAGCAGAGCGACACGGTGTGATGATGCGAGGGCATCGTAGATAGGCTCGTACATCCAGTCTGGCAGGTCGGCAGTACCGTTCTCCCAGACCAAGCCAAGGTCAATGGCGCGGTCGTAGGTTGCCATAGCCTTGTCAGCGATAGTGGACTTGTATCCACGGCGTTTCCACTCAACGACCATTTCTACAATGTAGTTGAGCAGACCCGACTCGTGCCCTCGCCACATCTTGACGGCAGGATGATTGACCCAGCCCTTGGGCTGACGGTGGTTGCCAGCAGGGTCTAGTTCGAGCAGGGTCATCATAATCTGCCAACCCTCTAACGCCTGCTTGTTGAGGCGTTGGTTGTCCAGCACACGAGCGACCTCTGCGAAGTCGTGCGTGGCATACGGCAGGAATGTCTGAATGGTGTTCTCCTATCGCTTGTCAATGATGTTGTAGGCTTTGGTCAGGCTTTCATCGTAGTAATCAAGGATTGACTCCATGACTTCTAACTTCATGTTGACTCGAAGTTTGCCTATTCCCTGTGACTCCACGGTGATGCCACCGCTGTTCACATAGCCTGTAATGGGGTCGAGTACCTCGTTGATGCCCAAAGGCACAGCGACTCGCGTTCGGAACGCAAGAACTCTCTCGTCATCCAACTCGATGTCGTTGGCGTAGTTCTCCTCGAATGAAGGGAACTCGGTGCGCGTTTCTTCCGCCATTAGTTTGTGTTGGACTGGTCTTCGAGCAGGCTCAACAGGTAGTCGTTGCCTGCGATGATAGCACCGTCAAGGTTCTGCCCAAAGGTTTCAGCCACCGCTTCCCACAGTTCTTCTGCTCGGCTGTCGGATACAGGCTCATCCAACAGGTTGTTTACATCGTCCTTTGACCACCAAGTGACTACGATTCTGTCCGTAAGCGCATGGTTCTTTGTCAGTCCAGCGATGAGTGATTCGATTGAGGTTTCCATTTACTGCTCCTTTGTTTCATTGGTCATGTCTCCCCACGCCTCACACTCTTCCATACAGCATGGACAGTACGAGTCGTAGATGTGTTCGCAACAAGCGTGCTTGGTTTCCATTGTCATCTCCTAGTCAATCTCTCGGATGATTGTGAACTCCGAGCAGTCGTTGTCTTTGTCAAAGGCATCGAGGAACTCCTGCTCGTTCATAAAGTAGTACATGATGCGCGCATCAAAGTCCTCGTCTGCGCTCATGCGGTAATACTCTTCCGCGCTGTTCACGATACAAACGGTGGCGGTCTCCGAGGGGAATGTCTCCGCATCTTTCCAGCGGTATTCGATGTCGGTGGTACGCATTAGTCAGCCTTACGGATGATGTGGGTCAGGGTGTCCGTAAGGTTGCGGAGAGTCTCTACAACTCCGTCGGATTCATCCAGAAAGACCCACTCACCGAGGTCATCATCCCAAGTGTCGTGCTGAAACCGCGCCTCGGCGGTGTCGCTGTCCACATAGAACTTGCCGTCCGTGTGGTCGTACTTTACAACGAAGTATGTTTCCAAGTTGCTTGACATTTACTTCTCCTCTGCTTTGTACTCGTTCATGAAACGGAGTACGAACTGATACGCCATATACGCTCCTTGCGCGTAAGCATAGTCGTACTCCATACCTGCCTCTTCGGACTCCGCCATGTCGGTGGCAAAGCCGTCTGCTTGTTGCGTGAGGAAGTCACGCAACTCTTGTTCGGTGTATCGCATTACTTGTTCTCCTGTTCGGTTGGTTGGTCAGGCGCAATCTTGATGAGAGGCTCGTGGCTATTGTCCTCTCGGGGGCAGTCATCGTACCAGTCTTCTTCATCGAGCCAGTCGCAGTTACAGGTACGACCGCGCTCCTCGAAGTCGGCGTGGGATTCAGGGATGTCGTAAGACTCACTCTCAACGATGCCGTCTCGGTCAATCTCAAACTCTCCACCAAAGCCCTGCTCCTCTTCCCACGCCCAAGTAAACGAGAGGCTGGGGAACTTTGTGGGGAGTGCTTCCATGATTCCAATGGGAACGCCCCACGGAGTCTCAAAGCGAACTACGGCGTAGGTGTCATCGTCTCGCTCTATCTCGGCGTTGTTGGCATCCCACTTACATCCCCAGTTTGTGTTGTTCCAGTTGTACCAGTTGTTGTCGGGCTTTTCGGAGTCGGCAACCGACCAATACTCTTTCCACAGGCTCTTCTTGGGAGAGAGAATGTTCCAGAACGAGAAATCGGTTTTGGTGTATTCGAGAACATGAATGAGGTTCTCCTTACGGACAGAGGGGGGCAGATTCTCATCCTGTTTGACATACGGAATCTCTGCGGTGGTCTTGGCGATGAACTTGTCCAGTTGAGCCTTGGTCTTGGCGTGGACATGGACTTGGTTGTAAACCCAGTTAGGCATTACTCTGCCTCGCATCCACCGCAGAGGTAGTCTCCGCCGTATGGGTTGCCAATGAATGTTCCATGCTTACAGCGGTAATCGCTGTTGGTGAGGTCATCCTCGTCAAACAATGGGTCGTTGTACATGGTTTTTCCTTTCTGTTGGACGAGCCTGTCCGTTAGGACAGTCCGTCAATAATCTGACGCAGTTCTTCGATGAGTTCCTGATGTTTCTCAATGATGATGAGCAGGATGCTGGCAGGGATTCCCACCACAGGGTCATCCCTACGGATGACTGCGATGCGGTCGAGTTGTTCTTTGGTCAGGATGTCTTTGAGCGACTCACGAATACGCGCAGTAACCTCTTCTACCTTGCGCTTGCGCTCCTCTTCGCGTTTGCGGTCATCCGCCTCGCCTAGTTCATCCTCAACGGTGCGAGGCACAGGCATCTCATAAGGCTTGCTCGGCACGCGACTGGTTTTCCAACCGCTGTTCTTGTGTGGGTACTCCCATGTACATTGACCAGTTTTGAGGTAAACCTCGTCCTGTTGACCGCAGTAGGGGCAGTTGGGGTACATTGGGTTCTCCTTATTCTCCGAAGAATGTCGGTACGATGCGTGCTGTGCGCCCTCTGTCCGTGTAGTAACGAATATCCGCGCTGTTGACTTTCTTTTGGGCAAGAGCGAGGCTACCACACCAGTTGGATGCGAAGTATTCTCCGACTGTCGGATGTCCGTCGGCAATAGCCTTGTCGCGTTTGTCTTCGATGTTTTTGATGCGTTCAGCGATGTTGTCTCGCGCCTCGGCGTATCTCTCAACCGAATACCACTTGGCGTTGCTGTCGATGGCTGACAAGATGTTCCTAGTTTTGTCTTCCTCGCTCAACCAGTTCCATGCGCTGATGCGGTTAGTGTCGCTGACATTCTCGGCGTACATTTGTTCGGCAATCTCTTCTGGGGTCTTGTTGTGACTTTCCCAGTTATCGTTCTCATTGTCTATCAACCTGTTGAGGTCAGCGATGTACCCCTCAATGCTTTGGGGGCTTATCTCAATCAGGTGGGTGTACTCGCGGAACGAACTGCGCTTGGCAATCGTGCCGTCAGCAAGTTCGACTTTGTAATGAAACTTTGGCATGGTGTTCTCCTAGTAGGACTGGTGGATAGCGACAAGCAGGTTACGGATAGCAGGAACAAGTCCGAAGTGCTTACGGACAACGCGGAAATCGCGAATGGCTTTGCGGATGTCTAGCATGGGCATCTCCTTATGGATGTCTAACGGATAGAATGGGGAGACAAGTTTGTGTCGGTCTCCCCAACGACAGCCCAGTTTCTCAATACCATGTGGCAGGGCACACTCCCCTCGTTGATACTTCGGAGAGGCAAACACTTCTACCACGCGACCGAGGGGCGTACCCACCGCATCTCCTAGACTGCTCTACAACATCTCCCATAGGGCAAACAGCCCAACCCCTATGGCGTATCCTGTGTTATTCCGACACCACACCCCACAGGCAAGGTATGGTGAAGTTGTCGATGCGGATTCGGAATCCTTGCTTGGAGTTTCTCGTACTCCCGAGGCGTTACGACTTCGCCCGATGCTGTCGGACACGGATGTCCGACAGAATAATGTGAGCAGTTGTTTCGACATACTCGGGTCGCTCCTCGGTGGCAATCGCTTGTTCTAAATAATGGCACTCAACCTGAACAAGCGAACCACCGAGGAGTGGTGTTGAGTGAGGTCAGTTTTCCGCCGTGACCTAGGGGGTTCTAGCGCGCATCCAACTGCGCGTACATCTTCTCGACCAGTTCCTCGAACAACTTGTAGTCGAGGGAGACACTACCCGAGAGTGTGGGGTCTGCCTTGGTGCGCTGTTCATCGAGCCAGCGGTGGCTGTCCTGTCGGATGTGGATGTTTATCTCTCGGTCAGCAGGGTCGAACTTCCGACCGAGGAGACCCTCTACGGTGTCACGGACACTCGTAGTGCGAGACTCTGCCTCACGCCGACCACGCTCTTCTGCCTCTTGGATGATTGAGCGTGTGCGCGCATCTTCCGCATCTTGGTCTTCTTTTGCCTTGGCGTAGTCATCCCACAACTTCTGGGTCGTGGTGTCGTACACTCCGAGAATGGTCTGACCGTCAACGAGGGTCTTGACCTTTTCGACCGAGCCGTCTTGCTTTGTCATCGTGGTCGTGATGTAGTACCGCTTGGTGCGCGACTTGGGGTCAGTCGGTGTCCAGAGGCTACTGGCATCCGACATGGCGCGCCAGTACAGCCCTGACCAATGAGGCTTTTGGAAGTTGGCGTGAGATTCGAGGACAGCGATGACCGAGTTGGTCATGTTGGCTCGGTGTAGTTCGCTGGCGCGCTCGGATACAACAATCTTCGAGCCGACTGGGATTGCGAGGACTTCTGCGTGTTTCATGGTTTGGTTCTCCTTATGGATAGTTGAGGTGTTGCTTACGGACGGTTAGACGATGCGACAATGCGTGAGGATAGTCGAGGTCGAGCCTCGGAAGTCATCGACTCCCTTGACCTTACCCACTATTGTAACCTCGTCACCCACGGCGAGGTCGTTCACCCAGTCGCGTGTCGTGAATGTCTTGACTCGGTGCTTGTCGTTGATGAAGACGAGCAGGGTTGTTCCACCAAAGCCCGAGTAGATGTCGCGCTTGGAGTCGAGCCGACCTGTGAACCGAGCCTTGTCACCAACGCTTACGGACAGAGCCGTCAGAGTATCCGACAGGGCACGCTGGGCATTGAGATACGGTGTCGCGATGTTGCGGATGCGGTCGATGAGGAATGATGCTCCCGATGAGTTGATGCCGTCAAGAGTGTCATCCTCGATGCCAACTGCTTGGACGAGTTTGAGTGCGTACCCCAACTGCTTGTCCGATGCTGGGTAGCGCGAGGACATGGTGCGTGCCGTGGCAAGAGTCTCACGGACAGCCTCGATGTCGGCATTGGTGAGGAGTTCGGTATCAGTCATGAGTTTGACCCCCTAGTGTGGTAAAGCAGTCGTGGCAAAGGATGTCGAAGTTTAGATACCCAGTACGAGTCCACTCCGAGCCACCCCATTCGGGAATGGTAAGTTGCGTACAGCGTTCGCAGGTTTCGAGTTCAGTCATGATTGGTCTCCTACGAAGTTGAGCAGAGGGGTGATGTTCCCCTCGCGGTCTAGGGCGAGTTCGATGTTGTCGCGGATAACGCTACGACCGTTGGCAAGAAGAATCTCGATAACGATTTCACGGAATCGCTCGGCGGTAGGCGTGTACCCCTTGCCGTATCCCTCACCTACTTCATAGGCAAGAGCATCGAGAGCGAGGTTGTTGGTGAGTTCTTTGGACATGATTGTTCTCCTGATGTTTGTGTCGGACAGCCTCACGGATAGAGGCTGTCCGACAGGGTGATTAGTTTGCGAGGTTGCGGGCTGTCGCGGTTGCGACCAACTCGCGACCGAGAGCGATGATGCCTCGGACTTCGCTGATGTCGGCAACGAACTCGAATCCGTGGTCGTTGTCGATGCGGTAGCCTGTGTTGAGATTGACGAGACCTGTAAGGACTCCGCCGAGGCGCAGGTCACTCGCAATCTTGTCGCACTTATCTTCGCTCTCCCATTGACCGTCCGTAATCGTAAGCATGACCTTGATTGCTCGGGTCGAGTCAGCGAGGATGCCTTGTGCTTTGGAGAGACCAACGAGAGGTTCAGTACCACCGCTGTGGTGGCTGTGTCGCATCTGACTGGTCGCGCTGTCACCCGAGCCGTAGAGGACTTCCGAGTCCGAGGCAAAGGTGATGACAGTCGTGCTGGCGTTCACCGTGTCGAGTGCGCGCTTGACCGCCCACATCGCCTCGAACGCCTCACGGCGAACACCGCTCATTGAGCCAGAGACATCCAGCAGGACAACACACTCGATGTCCACAGCATCCTCACGACCAACCTCGAATCGGTCGAACGCGGTGTCGAAGTCCTTGTCTGCCAGCCAGCGACCAAGGTTGACCTTGCCAGACGAGACCTGCCTGTTCCAGCCAGAGTCGTGCTTGGCTTGGAGTTCTTCGAGGACTCGGGCAAAGCCGTTGGATGCTTGTGCCGTCTCGGGAGTGACCGACTCCATGTCGTAAGTTGCCTTACGGATGTTCTGGTCGACTCCGTTGAGGGGGTTCTCCATGCCGTTGATAGCGTTGGCATCGTTGATGATGTCTTCCCGAGCCTCGTTCACAACCTTGTCGAGAGCATCGCGGAGAGTGTCGACAATCGACTCGCCAGTTCCAGCACCCTGACCGTCAGAGGGCTGGTCATCGTCCGAGTCATCGTTCGACTGTGGAGCAGGGTTGCTCGGTGACGGCGACTTGTTTGTGCTGGGCGTGCTGTCGGATGAATCGTCCGTAGGCTGTCCGTTAGAACCGCCCGACTCTTCATCCCCGTCCGAATCCGAGTCGCTCGGAGCAGGGTTGCTCGGAGCAGGTTCGGGTGGAGCAGGGTTGCTCGGGAACTGTGGCTCGGGCTGGTTGCTCGGCGCACGCTCGGAATCCTTGGACTGTTCGGACTGGGGTACAGGTCGAACCGACCCCGACTCCTGTGACGAGCCACCCTTACATCCACCCTCGGGCGGAGTGAACTGATTGAGCAGGTGGTAGAACTCTTCGAGCAGAGCCTCGCCTCGGTCGTTGTCCTTGGGGAAGACGAGAAGACGGTACTCGTCAATCACTCGGGCAAGGTCGGGCATGAGTTCGGGTCGAGCGAACTTGTCGGCAACTGCCTGTCGGACATCCAACGGCAGGTACTTGCGACCATGAGTCAGGATGAACGCTCCCGATACATCGTCCTGTCCGAGAATCAGAGTGAGGACGGTTGGGGTGAGCCAGAGTCGTGCCGACTTGCCCCAGCGACCAGTCGCGAGAGTCTCGATGCGCTGGTCTTCGAGGATGTTGAGTTCGCGAGTGTAGCCGTTGTCGATTGCGAACTTGGTGATGCCAGCACCCTTGCGAGGCGTGTACAGGATGTGGAGCATCTCGTGGACGGACAGACCCTTGTTGGATGCGATGTCCGACAGGCTGTCGAATGAGAGCGACTCGGAGTCGAACCAGATTTGCGTGGGAATCGACCAAGCAGGGGCAGGTGCTTTGCCCGAGGCGCGAACATCGTGGAGCGTGACCTTGATTGGAGACCAAGTGTCGAGCGACTGCTTGACCACGGTGTTGATGAACTTACGGCTGTGTTCGATGAACCGAGCCTTGCGCTCGGCATCGGGGTCGACAGCCGACAATGGGCTGGACTGGAAGTTGGGGGTAGACATGGTGTGAACCTTTCGGGTTGGGATGATGTGGGGTTGTTTGTGCTGGGATGACGGCTGACGGACACCCCTATCCGTCAGCCGTCCGTAAGCCTCGGTTAGACCGAGGCTGTGAACGCGATGCCCAACTCGCCACAGATGTTCGAGGCGTTGAGGTCGAGCGTGTTGGCGATGCCACCACGGTCTGGAACTTTCATCGAGTTCAGGAGAGAGTGTCGTGCGAACTCCCAGCCCAACTCCGTGTTGCTCACGAAGTCTTTGAGTACTCGGGTCGAGAAGATAGAACTGAACTCGCCCAACTCGTACTGGTCGCGGATTGCGAACGCGACATCCAACAGCGACTTGCTGGGGATGAACTTGGACTCGATGTCGCGGTCATAGGTGAACTCGACCTTGATGCCGTAGCGGTCGAGGAACGCCTCGTCTGGCTGTGCGACTCCCTTGTAGTTCCAGTTGCCGTCAGCGATAATGAGGCACTCGGGGTGAATCTTGATGACCTGCCCCTTGTCTCGGGTCATGCGAATCTCGCGCTCCATGAGAACAGCGAGGAAGTACGAGTTCGCCTTGGGAGACATACGAGTTGCCTCGTTGATGAGGACAACGGACGGCTGTTGGATAGCATCCACCAGCGCGCTGTTGCGCCACTCGAAGTGCCCCTCGGCAGTCGGTATGAGTTCGCCCTGAATCTGCCCCTCGTCCATGCTCGGGTCACAGTTGACCGTTGCGAACGGCACGCCACGGCGCGATGCCTGACGGCGCGCGCTGGTCGACTTGCCAGTTCCAGCGTGACCGCCGACCCAGACATTCCGTTGCTCACGGAGTGCCTTGTCGAAGAACGCATCCTCGGGTGTGCCAGCCACGACTCGTGGAATGTAGCCAGCGATGTCGGGGTCAGTCGGCAACGGATAGAGCAGAGTCGAGTAGGCGTGAACCAACTCGGGCTGTCGGACAGGCTGTACGACAGGCGGTGCGACCTGTACGACAGGCGCGACTGGTTCGACTGGGACAGGCGGAGCGACAGCGACAGGTGGAGCGATGTTTGTGCTGGGCGCACCTTGTCCGTTGTACACGGAATCGAAGACAGGCTCGACAGGCGTGCTTGTCATCGTGGTGTCAGCGCGAACCTTGCGCTCGATGCTTTGGAGCAGGGTGGCTGGTTTCTCGCCAGCCTTGACCTGCTCGATGTTGTTGTCGGTCAGGGTGACGGTCAGCGGTGTGCCGACCAACATCTCGCCCATGTCGAATGTTGGGATGTCGAAGTTCCACGCGGTGTGGACTCCTTGACCTGCGCCGTTGTGTCGGGTGTACACAATCGGGTCTCCGTTCGAGTCGTGAATCACGACTGTCTGTCGGATAGGGCTGTCGTATGAGGTACGACTCTGGATGATGCTTGCGGTGTTCATGTTGCTCTCCTTGGTTGGGGTTACTTGGTTGGGGTTACTGCTTGGGCAGGGGGTGAGAATCGGTGAGTCGGGCGGTGAGGTCATCGCCCCAGAACATGGTGTCGAGGTTGTACACCGTGTCGGACAGAACGACCAGTCGCTCACGGACAACATCGCTGTTGCGAGTCGTGAGGTCGAATATCTTGGCTCTGCGGTTCAGGTAAACATTGACGAGTTCATCCCGAACAATTCGGGCTGTCTTGCGGTCAAGGGTGATGTCGGTCATGAGTTGGTCTCCTTGGTCTGTCGGACGGAATCAGATGCGCGCCATGCGTGCGAGTCGCTTGGCATCCGTAGGGCTGGTCTCGTTGAGTCGGACGAGGTAGTTGTGAACCGTCTCGCGAGGCAGGTTGCGAAGAATCCGACCGACCAGAGTGCTGGTGGTCTGACTACGCGACCATGAGAGCAGGTGGGTAATCGTCATGGTGTCGAGGTCGAGTTCGAGGATGTCGGTCGACCAATGCGTGATGCCGTAGGTCGGGCGTGACTCGTTGGTCTCCATGTCGTACTTGTTCCAGCGAGTCGCGACAATCGTGTCGTTGTAGTTGTGGAACGAGGCGAGGTCGGCAACGAGCGAGTCAATCTTGTAGTTGGGGATGCGGTTGTTGGTCATGGTCATGGTCTCCTTGGGGTTAGAGGATTGCGTTGATGTCATCGGACATCGCTCGGCTGGCGAACTCGTTGAGGTGAGTCTCGCAGAGCGAATCGTGGAACTGGACGATGAAGACATCGCCAGAGCAGGTGTTGGGCTGACGGTCGGCGTGAACGCAGGTCGGGGTCATGCTTGCGCCTCGACCGTCTGGCGTGCCTTGGCAATCGCATCGAAGATGATGCGCTTGCGCGCTCCCTTGGGCATCGACTGGTAGAAGTCGAAGTCGACTGTTTCGAGAGACTCGGCAATTCGGTTCACCAGTCCGTAAGCGGTGAAGAGGACTTCTTCCTCGTCCTTGGTGAAGTGCCAGTAATCGCCACCGACTACGGCAGACGGCGAGAGTTCGAGGTGCGTGGAGAAGAGGTACGCGATGATGCGTGCGTACTCTTCGCGACTTGGGGTCAGGTCAATCATCATGGGTCGGTCTCCTTGGGGTAGAGGAATGGGGAGCGCACGATGCGCCCCCCAACAGATACAACAATACGCCTACGCCCCAACCACGATGACGATAGGTCGAAACTAATTCGAGGAGTTTCAGACCGACCAATCGAGGCGAGGCGAGACGAGAATCGGGGAGCGCGTATTGTCGCGCCCCCCAACAAAGACAACTTTACGCCTACGCCCCAAGCAGGATGACGATAGGTCGAAATTGCCCAAGAAATAATGTTTACCTGAAATCGCCCCTATCGTCATCGTAGATGGGGTCGTATGGTAGGGCGGGGGTTCGAGGGGGCGGCAGCCCCCTTATACCACAACACCCCAACTAGGATGACGATAGAGAGAAAGAGAATAAGAGAGAGAGGGAGAGAATAGTACACCCCGACCCCAACTAGGATGACGATAGCCCCAAACTGTTACCTGATAGTAACATTCGACCTGTACCGTAGACCTGGGGTCACCAGCGACCGTCTGAGCCGATTTAGCCACAGTAGCCATAATTAGTCACCTCGACCGCGTTAGCCCGTCAGACAGGCGCGTACGGTCTTACGGACGGTCTGTCCGACAGCCCCCACCCGTTACCGCAACCCGCGAGATGGCCCCCCAGGTCAGACGCCCAGGTAACGATGGTCATCCTAGGCAGTAGCCAAGGTGGCCCGTGTAAGCCATTGAGCGCCCCTGCAGCAAGGCCAAGGTGTCAGTTGGCGTAGAGAGAGTGTATACCCCCGCCAAGGACGCCAGAGGAGGGCTGAGGGCCTTTTAGAGGGTTATCCTAAGGTCGCCCCTGCTATCCTGAAGACATGACAACGAGCAAGCGCCAGTTCGCGGAGACCATTACGCAGAGGGAGCTCAATCGGCTACCCTACATGGCTGGCTATACTACTCACCTGTCCTTCTATCAGCCTAACATGCCCCCTGCTATCCCTGCGGTACCCATGGGAGTTCCCATCAAAGACGTGAAGTAAAGCGGGCCACCATAGTCGGGGCGTTTTTAGGTAAGCCTGTGCTCTACTCTCTCTCTATGGCATACTTAATTATCTGAACTTAAGGAGCCACAATGGCTAAGAAAGAACCAATGCGCCTCGCGCAGGATTTCAAAGACAACCTCAAGGCTGGCACTGGCATTGGTGCCGTGATGGTCGGGGGCTCCATGGCTAACTCTGTTACAGGAGCAGTTGTTGGCGGCCTGGCTGGTGCTGTACTCGGTGCAGGCATGGGCGTTGCCAAGACGGTCATCGATGCACACAAGGCCCGTAAGGCTCAGGACCGTGCCGACCTCGTTCGTTCCATTGCACGACACCCTGCTCTCGGGCGTCAGTTCCCTCAAGACTAAAAAAGGTCGGGGCCTTCGAAGGTAAAAAATTATGGCAAACGTAAGCCACCAGTTCAATGACATCATTGCTCGGAACATTACCCACAACGAAGAGCACAGAATGACTGCTCGTGCCTTCTTTGGCAATAATCATGACTACAAGGGTGCTCTTCCGTGTCAGACGTGCGGGGACCCAGTTCCTGAGGACACTTGGCATGAAGAGATGGGTTATTGCGTCGAATGTCAGCACAATGCGTTCGACCACTCCGATGAGGAGAAGTAATGACTCGAGAAGACGAAAATAGGCTTGAAGGTCTCCGTGATGCGGACAAGAAAGCCGCTATTGAGGACAGTCGTACGCGGCACGGGCTTACAGCCTCGATGTATACGCGTGAGAACTGGAACTCGATGGACGGCCCGTCTACTCGGTTTGACCAAGAGGAACACTACAACGAGTTAAAAAAGAAAGCTCTAGAGAAAAGTAGTATCCCTAACGAAGGAGATTATCTTCCTGGGATGACATCTAGAGAAATGTACCCTGTTGTACAGCGTAACGAAAACGTTGGTACGCAATTCATTGAACACGTCAACAAAATATCTCGTAGGTCTGAGCTTCGACCGTCAAAAGATTACACAACGATTCTTCGTCCTGGTCTTACAGATGAAGGAACTAAGATGAGCCTTTACCATATCCCCTCAAATGATGTCGTAGGAGATGTAGCGTGGAAAAGTGCTACTGGGCACGTCGAGTGGCTTGGAGTCGAGCACGGGCATCGGCACATGACCAGCTACTTAGTGGCTCAAGCCTGGAATCACGCTCGTACGAAGGGTGAGCTTGGACCCGCATCGTCGGCTGAGCTAAGTCCCGATTCCCGAAAGATTATGGCAAAGTACAACCCCGACTCGTCGGATTACCGTAGGAACCAAGGGCTCGACCCCAATACAGTAGAGTGCCCTACGTGCGAAGGCACTGGGCATGGAATTATGCATCCTGTGAGCCGTGATGAGGGAAGAACTGTCCAGTACCACTACTCCGATGGTTCGGGGCGAGTTAATATCCCCGAAGCACCCAACACCGAAGCGGGTCGTAAGATGGGAATAGGGTACGCACTACAGGAAGAGCCAGGTGCGCACACTATGGGTCACTTTGACAATAGCAACGCTTTTCTACACCCTGAGTCAGGGAGCTCTCACTACTGGCCCGATATAAGCCACTTTTGCCGAAACTGTGGTGGAACTGGCTCAAAGATGGCGCACGAATGACTCCTGAAAACGTAGGACAACAGTTCAGAGAACTCTACCACGCCTCCTGGCGACAGAACAGGGACAGCATCGAGGAACGTGGTCTGAGAGCCAGCCAGCCCTGGGATGATGCACATGAGGGCGTCTACACCATGCCTAACCCACACCAAACTGTAGGGTATGGGCATGATATCTATAAGATTACTGTACCTGCGGACGAGAAGCTTGAAGACGACGACATGGAAGAATACGCCAAGGTAATCACGCGCAATGTTGAGCCCGACGAAATTACGCGGGTAGGGCACTTCTACGACGGTCCTCGAGGCGGCGAGACCCACATGCATCGTGTGGAAGACTGCAGAGGTACTGATTGGGAAGAGTTCCGCATACACCCTCGCTGGACTCGGGGTGGGAAACGGTGAGCCCAGAAAACGTTGGTCAGCAGTTCATAACCCTCTATAGAGGTCTCTCTGGCGTACAGAAGATGAGCGACATTACAACGGGGTACTTGGGCAACCACTGGACTCCCAATCGTTCTGTAGCCCACTCTTTTGCGCTCAATGCCCCGTACCAAGTAGTTGGGCAACCACCTGTCAAGTTTAAGAAACTCCGCGGCGTTGTTCTTACCGCCAATGTGCACCCCGACCACATCTTCGACCCAGAAGAAAGCGAAGGGGAACTACTCGGTATGGGCGTATTTGGCAGGGGTAGTCACGAGGAGGAGCACACCGTCCGCGATGGCTCACCCATCTCCATTACTGGGGTGGACAAAGTATCGTTCAAAGACGGTGACCACGACGTCACCGCTGTTCCAATGAAGCGCTTTCCCAAACAGGGCATTGCCTAAAAATTTAGGGCCCGTAATTCGGGGCAGTAGCCTACACTGGTGTAATGAGCAAAGAACGCAAATCACACTTTCTTCAGGGAATTATGTCCGCCAACTTCCCTTACTACACAGGGTCTGGGTATGGATACGGCGGATATGGGTACTACGGCGGCGGATATGGTTACGGCTACGGCGGTAACTACACCAGCTCAGAGTCTGCTTCTGGCTCTGCTGGAGAGGGTGGAGACACAGGCATGGGCGCTGATGGCGGCGACATGGGCGGTGGAGACGGCGGCGGAATGTAACTATCGGGGCCTTTTTAGGTAAAACTCCCGCAAATCTGCTATAGTAGACCATAGGTCATCTTGTAATTAAGGTGGCCTTTTGTCATACCAAGACAATAAACGACCGAGTACTAACTACCAAGGAAAGGTAGGTCGCTAAATGAAATGGATGATTGCAGCAACACTGGCAGGAAGCACCGCTATCGCGCCAGTCGCAATTAATGAAGTTGAAATGAAACCAGAAGTTGTTCAGTTTGACTTTGTAGAAAAGAACACACAGGAGTTTACGCTTCCTGTGGACCCCGTGCTCTGGGCGCAGGAAATGCGTCAAGACGCGGAGCGTGAAATGTGGCCCGAAATTAAAGCCTATAAAGCAATGATTCGGGCTAAACGGATGAAACCCGTAATAAAGGTTCTTGATGAACTCAAGAGCTACGTAGGAAAGACACCTTATGTCTTTTCTGGAGCATCACCGAGAGCATGGGACTGTAGTGGTCTCGTCATGTGGACTTACGCACAACTCGGCATTGAGCTACCACACAGTGCATCTGCACAGCTTTCCGCAGGGAAGCACGTCGCAAATCCCCAACCTGGCGATATCGTCGTTTGGGGCGGCGGATACCATTCAGGTATCTATCTCGGTGATGGCAAGGTTATCAACGCCTTGAACCCTCGCGTCGATACGAACATCATGGGTGTGAACGCAATTAGCGGTTCTATCACCTACGTTCGCGTCTACGACTACTAACCGCAACAGTTTAGGGGGCCATCCGTTGGGTGGTCCCCTACACTTGTTTTATGACTCTTAGCCCTTCTCAGTTTGGCTCTCAACCTGTTTATACGGGCCCTGGGCTTGCTGGGCGGGATTCTCATCACTGGAGCAAGTACGCCTTAGCGGAACGCCGTACTGTCGAAGCTTCTAAAGAACCTGGCGGTAAATGGGGTTTTCAGGTAGCCCTAGTTCCCGTATCTCAACTTGCCAAGTACCGTGAGTTTGACCGAACAAAAGCTCCCTATGGGTATGCAGACAGCAACGAGACAATCAGCTCTATTGCTGACGACCTCCGCAAAGGCGGCACTGGCGCACTTCGCTCTCCCATCAGCATTTCCTATGACCACAAAAATAAATGGGGGTACATTGCCGAGGGGAATCACCGCGTTGCCGCGGCTATTCAAGCGGGAGTAAGTCATTTGCCCGTACAGATTGGTGGGAACTCAAACGCAGGCTTGCTGGATGACCTCAAGGCTAAAGGAGTCGGTGCACCGCTGCACCTTGACACTCGCCTTGTTGAAGGAGACACGGGATACTTCCCGTCTTATCAGCACCCTGGAAACTTCAAGGAATTTGAGGGAGCACGATGACTCAGCACCCAGACGACGAGAACTACTGGTACCACGAATCTTCTAGCTCTAATCGAGAGGGAATTGAAGAGCGTGGTCTTCGTCCTAGTTTTTCCGAGGTGTATGTACACCACGATGATTTCCCCAAGGGCCAGTGTCCCGCGTGTGAGGCTGGCGATAGCAACACGGAGTATGGTGAGCACGGGTTTGACGCAAGCACAGTTTTCCTACACCATGACTCAAATGAAGTGGGCGCTTACCACGGCGATAACAATGCTGACATCTGGGCTGTCCCTAAGCGTGAGATTAAGGTTGACGCAGACACCTCTATTCATGGCGTAATGACCAGCGGTGTTGAGCCCTGGAAGCTTAGCAGAGTTGGGCACTTTACTGACGGCTACCATACCGCCAAGCACGACCCTTGGAAACCCCTAGAAGATTGTGACGAATGCAAGAACCAAGACAAGCTCCACGAAGAACACCTGCAAAAGAAGTGGGGACATTCTCTATGACCGTAATATCCCGACAGATGGCTAACCGTATCTACGGTGGTCCTCGTGGCAACTTTAAGGATTACGTCGTAGGCAATCAGGCGCAGGTTAGTGGAATAAAAAACTAATGGGTAGAAATAACGCAGACTTTAACGAGGGTAGCTTTACTCTGAGTTACAACAACGAAACGTTGTTCCACGGTACTCGCCAAAAGCTATCCGTAGGAGACGCCATCAACCTACAGCCTGCCGAACGGGGCAAGGGCATTAACGTCCCCGTCTCGTGGACTACAACAAGCCCAATTGACGCCGCACACTACGGTGCTCGCGATGAGGGCGACGGTAAGGTTAACGTCTACACCACAGAACCCGTAGACCGCGCTAGCGTCCGCGGGGCGTACTCGGGAATCCTGCACCCAGGAGAACGCAAAATCAACACGCACTTCATCTCTAAGCACGGCTTTACAGTTACAGGAGTACACAATGGCTAGGAAAGAAGACTTTGATAAGGGCAAAGACAATAGCCCGTTTGGTACTGGTCCCCATGGCGGAGACCGCGACCTGGATGAGCCCAATGACAACGGCTGGGGAACTCACGTAGAGCGCCCCAGGATGTCCTGCCCTCATTGCCCCGCCATGTTTCACTTTTCAACTGGACTTTCTACACACAAAAATCAACAACACCCAGACTACCTTTGGTAGCCTGAAACTAAAAGGAGAAATAATGAACTGGTTTACCCCAGAACGACGTTTGTTCGTCTACCGCGTTACCGCTAGCCTCGTCACCGTTGCTGTTGCCCTGAACGTTTTTACCCAGGGAACTGCCGACGAAGTGACGTTGGTTGTCTCAAAGGTTCTGGACGCAATTACCGCAGTGAGTGCCCTTCTGGCATCTCTCCTCGCGGCTAAGAACGTCGCCAAGTAGTACCACCCGACAAGAAGAAGGCCCCCTAGCCAATAGGCTGGGGGGCCTTATCTTTTAGTTAGAGGAAGACCGCGTCGGCAAATACTACGCGGGACGCCATCTTGGACGCGCTAATGATTGCGATAGGGGCTGAGACACTCAGGACCATTCCTGCCCACATCCGCGGCTCGGTGAAGTCGTAGTTCCAGAAGTCAAGCGTGTGGAAGCCATTGGCGAGGACGGCGATTGCGCCGAAAGCAACCATTCCTGCTACTGCACCAAAGGTCTTCTCTTTTTCTCCTTCGGGAGTTACTCGAGATGCCAGGAGGAGATACGCAATGAGGAACAGCAGGTACATCAACTCAATGAAGAAGAAGAACAAGCTTCCCATCCACGGCTGAGACAGTCCGACGAACTCAGCAACCGCAGTGATGCCATTGAACGAAACTACCGCGGATGCGATGAACGCAATAATGATTCCCGCAACCCAGAGCCAGAGAACAATCTTCTGGTCAATCTGCACCTTAGGGGCTCGTTTATGCTCTTGCTTCTCAAACCTAGTAACGCGCTGTTCTTTGGCGCGCTCCTTGGCGTTCTTTTTACGCCCGCCGACATCCGACGGTACGGTGAATGGGCGACTAACCCACTCTTCACTGGGAATTACTTCCTCTAGTGGGGCCTTGTTTTCAGGCATTTGTTCTTCTTCCTCAGTAGTTGGTTCTTCGAGCTCAAGGTCTTTCTCAAACTTTTCCTTAATGCCCCACAAAGAGGCATACGAAGGAACGTGGTATACGTCCTCCTCATACTCGTCCATACTTGTACTTTACCATAAACCCCAAACTACGTGCACTCTCTGCGTTGTTATCAGAAGGATGTTAAGACAAGTTTGATACTCTGGTAGTTCTTCCAATTTTAAGCATAGAAAGAGGCAAAACATGGCAATTCTCGGAACTGGACTCCAGGACGGACTCCTCCTCAAGCCAATCCGTTACCAATGGGCGATGGACCTGTACAACCAGGCAGTAGCCAATACCTGGTTCCCCAATGAAATTCAACTGGGCGAAGACATTGCAGACTTCAAGAAGATGTCTGAAGAAGAGCAGAACGCTATTACGTTCCTAATGTCCTTCTTTAACCCCTCTGAGCTCATCGTTAACAAAGCCCTAGCATTTGGTGTCTACCCCTATTTGAACGCGGCAGAGACGCACCTCTACCTCGCCAAGCAGATGTGGGAAGAAGCCAACCACTGCATGAGCTTTGAGTACATCCTCGAGACGTTCCCCGTGGACCGTGAGAAGATTTACGCCCAGCACGTTGAGCACCCCGCAATTGCCAACAAAGAAGCGTTTGAAGTTAAGTACATCAAGCGTATGTCCGACGAGCGTCTCGACATCACTACGGTTGAGGGCAAGCAAGACTTCGTCCGCAACCTCATTGCGTACTCGGTAATCATGGAAGGTATCTGGTTCTACACGGGATTCATGGTCGCCCTCAGCTTCCGTCAGCGCAACTTGCTCCGCAACTTCGGTTCGCTCGTTGACTGGATTGTTCGCGACGAGTCGCTCCACCTCAAGTTCGGAATCAACCTCATCCTCACGGTGCTGGAAGAGAACCCAGAGATTGTCACCGATGAGTTTGTGTTGGAAGTCAAGCAGATGATTCTTGACGCTGTGGACATGGAAGTTGAGTACAACAAGGCTATGCTCCCCAACGGTATCCTTGGACTCAACTCTGAGTACATCAGCACCTACACCAAGTACATCGCAGACCGTCGCCTTGAGGAACTCGGCTTTGAGGCTCACTACAACGTCGCTAATCCCGCAAAGTGGATGGCTACGGCTAACGACACCTTGCAGTTGGTTAACTTCTTCGAAAGCACCAACACTTCGTATGAGGTCAACGGAGCGACTAAGTAAGGTAATCTGGTTCTATGGCTTCTATTGAAAACATTGGACGACAGTTTCGCGGTGTGGTGACCTTACCTATCCACGAAGTTCACGGGTTTTTGTCTGGTGATTTTCATGACGATGTTGCACACGGGGATGACCCCTTGACTGTGGGTAGGGTCGACTCCGACTTGCTTGAGGGCGGGGAGGATGACCGCCAGCAGGAAAACGCTGATTTACTAGCGAGCATTAAGGCTCACGGAGTTACAGAACCTGTTGACGCACATATCCTTAAAGATAACCGTGTAAGTCTTTTTGACGGACATCACCGAGTCTTTTACGCTACTAAAGCGGGCATAACACACATTCCCGTGAGGTTTAGTTAATGATTATCCAACTTAATCCTCCGCTTCCGTTCTACACACCCAAAGGGTCTGCTCTAGCGCATTTTCTCATTGACATGGGACCAGAACACAACATACAATGGGTATGTTTCCAAGATGAAACGGGAGAGTGCTGGACGTGGCAAAACTCAGACGTCAGGGCGACTAATAACGTCACCATGCACCGAACGAATGTGAAGAAACTGTAATGGGTAGAAATAATGCAGACTTCCAGGGAGTGGAACTTCACCATGAGATTCATCCAGGTGGTACAGACATTGAAGCCCACCTAAATGGCAATCCCATAGGATGGCTACAGTTAGATGAAACTGGAAGAGTGGAAGACATTCAAGTCGATGAAAAGCACCAGGGAAAGGGAGTTGGGAAAGCGATGTGGCGACATGCCGAAAAGTTGCACCAAACAGGGCAAACCCCTAATCCCCCAAAACACTCTGACTATAGAACGTATGACGGTGAGTTTTTTGCTCGGTCTGTGGGCGGTCATTTGCCTAGAAATACTGCGGAATGGTTACAAGATTATCCTAAAGACCACATCGTTAGGTCGTACCCCAATGACTAGAAATAATGCAGACTTTCATGGAGTTCACATCTCGGATGGGGAAGACCCTCACTTCTACGACCCAGAAGATAAGGGACGTAGACTGGCTTTACACAAGGATGGG